TCATGCCTGCCTCCTGGTCAGAATGGTGAGCACCGGCCCGCGCGAGTCGGTTGCAGATACTTTGTTCGCGGCATCTATCAGCTGGCCCAACTCGGCGCCCGAGTAGTGACTGGTGATGCTGCCGTTCTTGTGGCCCAATAGAGCCTTGCGATCCTCTTCGGTTACGCCTGCGGCACGAAGCCGGCGGCCGAACGAATGCTTGAGGTCGTGGATCCTGATCGAGGCGTACCCAGGGTGAGCGGGGCGAAGGTTTTTCTCCTGCCAGAGTTTCGCCGCTCTCACCCGTGCCTTCTTCCATGCGGAGTCGTTCATCCGGTGCATGGCGCTATCGTTGTATGGGAACACCCATTCCCGGTTGATGCCGCGCTGCTGCTCCACAATCGACTTCGCCACGTTGTTCAGCACAACCAATCGCTCGTCCCCATTCTTCACTCCCGACCGTGCGTGCCGGCCGCCGAAGTCTGCGGGTATCAGAAACACGCTCGTGCCAAGTTCCGGCACGCTTATCTCCCAATCCCACCTCAACTTGCAGACCTCTTGCTCTCGACAGCCAGTGTTCACCTTGAACAGGGCCATCTTGTGCAAGTGGTCGGGCAACTCTCCGAACAGAATCGATTGCTCGTCCCATGACATGGGGTAGGGCTTTCGACTCGACCGCTTCTCCTCGAGCTTCGCGATCATCGGCACGCTGTCCAGCCATGGCCGCCGCTCGTCATCTCGCCACTTCCTGGCACACATCGAAAGAACCCGAATCGCCCGCTCAAGCGCTATGTTGATGGTGCGATTGCTGACCCCCTTCTTCACCTTGCCGTCCGGCTCAACATGGCCGGTCTTGCGGTCCTTGATGAATTGCTCAAGGGCCTGGTCGTCAATGTGCGTCAGCGGCATGGCGCCGATGTATGGGTCTAGCTGCTCCAGGCATAGCGCCGTCAGATGAATCGACGGCTGATCCTTGTGCTCAAGCAGGTATCGCGTAGCGGCATCGCGGAAAGTGCGCACCTGGCGCACCCCGTATACCTTCTGCTGCCGGATCTGCTCCAGCCGGTGGATCAGGTAGCGCTCGGCTTCCGCCCGGTCACCAGTGCCAGTGCTCTCGTAAAGTCGTTCTCCGTTGATTTTCTTGTCGATATGCCAGAGGCCTTTCCTTTGGGAGAGGCCGGTGATCGTTTTTCGCGCCATTGTGTTTCTCCAACTTGGCGCTCGCTGCGGGGCGATTGTTGCCCTGAAGCGCCGGTTTTATCAATCGCCTTTGCCTCGACGTATGCGGTTGCCCACGCGTCCAGGTCGAGCCGGTCAAAGCCGACTCCCCGCTCACCGATCGGGAATTCCCGGACATGAGGTCGAACTGTCTTATCGAATTCGGCCCGGCACATGCCCAGATAGCTGGCAGCATCGCGGGCACGGATGAAGCGCGGCGGGAAAGATGCCTGCGCTGCTGTAGCGTTTGCCATGGGTGTGCTCCGTGCCGCGCTTGGCGGCAGAAGGGGTTAATCCCAGTCCTGGCTGAGTGCCGGGCGGGTAGCGGGAATGGTTTCGAGGGTGTGCAGGTTCAGCAGGGTGAAGTAGCCGCGATCTGGCATCCAGCCGGCGGTGTCGATGTGGTAGACGTTGCCCAATACCGCCGGCCGCTTCATCGGCGTGTGGCCTACCACTACCGCGCGTATGTCCGCGACGGTGGCGGTGTCGTAATTCTCGACCCGGCTGCGCGACCACATGCACGTGTTCTGAACCAGCTTCAGTCGTTTGTTGCTCTCCGGTGCCTCCAGCTCCTTTCGCATCTCGGCCCACGTATCAAAAACGCAGTCGGCATGCACGATGCCGATCAGTCCACCGGCCGTCTCGACCTCAATGGCGACCGGAAGCTCGCGGAACTGGACGGCAAACTCCCGCTGCTCATCCCAGGCCAAGCCGGCAAACCAGGCGCCGCCGTTGTAGACCCAGTTGTCCACGTCGCAGGTATCAAAGCGGCACACGTAGTCGTCGTGGTTGCCACGCACCGGGTGAAACCATGGTTTGGCCAACCACTGAAGTACGTCGCGGCACTCGGGGCCGCGGTCAATCAGGTCGCCGACACTGAAGAGACGGTCCACAGCGGGATCAAAGCCGGCCGCATCCAGGGCAGATTGCAGTCGCGTGAAGTGGCCGTGAATATCACCCACGGTGAAATCACGGCCAGCAGAGTTCGCGGCGAAGCGCTTCACGCGCACCACCTCAATGTTTTCGAGCATGCGTAATCCTCGCCCGCCGGTCACCGGCAGGCTGCATAGATGGGAGGGAAGGGGTTAGCGTTGTTCGAGAGTGGTGCTCACGGCTTCGACGATGATCGGGCCGATGATTTTTGTGGTCGCTATGTGGTCTTTGAAGACCTTGTTCAGGCGACCAATCGCGGCCTCGCGTGCCTGGTCGTGGACTTGACCGGTTGTACAGTCCGGCCCCCAGCTTCCGAGACTCGATAGCTCCAGGGTGACCGTCACCTTTGCGCCGGTGCTCGTTCTCGCGCGTTGTTTGCTCATGGCGTCACCACTCGGCGAGCCCACCAGCAGACCGGGCCGTCATCGGTATCGTGGATGGCCAGGCAGAACCAGTGATCCCCATCAGGTCGATCTGGCTCCCAGTAGCTGCAGTCCGGGTCGCCTGCTTCGAAGTAGCGCTCGGATATCGCTTCGTCGCTGTGGTATTCCAGGCTGACCATTTTCACCTGCAGGTCCTGCTCAGCGATCCAGGCTTTGCAGCGCTCACCATCCCCCTCATCGAAGTCGGGCAAGTCTGGGTGCTGGAAAAAGCCGTTCTCATCGCGCCTGACTGGCCAGTGCTTGATGAGCGGCAGCCGGTCAACTCGCTCAATCTCTGCAAGGAGGAGTGCTGCGGCTTTCACCAGATCTCTCCGGCGGTCATCGCTGAGCTTGAACGTTCCGATGCCCCATGGCCAAAGAGTTGTCTGGCTCTTAGGTTGCCCAGCGCAGGTGGCGTAGGCAGCGGCGGCATCGGCCATCTCGCTCTTGATATATCCATCATCGCGATAGAGCGAGTAGTCCTCGCTGGACACTTGTCGCTGCCGCTCCGCGATGACGTCGCGTACGGCGCGATTGAGCTTCAGTGCATTTTCTTCAGGCATGACTTCGTCCTCACCGCTACAGCGGCTGACTTTGAATTGAAGGGGAAGGGGTTACTTGGCGATGACGTCGGCGCTTGCGATGTAGCGGCCCAGGGGGCTGGCGATGATGCAGCCGAAGGCGAACCACATGGCCAGGACGATTAGGGCGGTGAGGACGGTCACGATTGCTGCTCCTGGTCCGCGGGGCCGGCGCTGGACATTGCCTTGTCGATAGCCTGGTCACAGGTGTCTGGGGATGATCCTCCGAGCGCCCAGCATCGAGTCTGGTACACATCGTCCGATCTCACTGCGATCCAGAAGGGTTCGCTTCCATCCAGCGGTCGATCACGAAGCCAGCGATAGCGCGCGGCATCCTTCTCCGTTTCGGCCAGGCGTTCCTGAAGCACATGCAGTTCATTGTGCAGCTGCGTGAATGCCAGCTCGACGCAGGTCGAGACATGGCCCTCTCCTACGTGTTCTGCCCACTCGCGCTCCCGAACCATTTCCGCCATGCTTGCGCACCGCTCAAGCTCCTTTTGCAAATCAACGTCGGAACGAAGTGCGTCATCAACCCGGGCGACGATCGCGTCGAAGTCGATCTTTTCGTTCAGCTTCATAGCCAGCGCGTGGCACTGGTTGGATGTCAGAACCGGACAGCCGGGGATCTCCATATGGGCGCGAACAACGTCGGCCATTTCAAGTTTCAGCTTGTGCATTTCCCTTCCTCGCTTGTGCATACCGCTGCTGGCGCTTCTTGGAGCAGTAGCGGTGGTTAGAGATGCATCTCGACCTGGGATTCGCGCTGCCAGATCGGTGAGCTGTTGTGGGCTTCAATGCGGTCCGCGATCACGCAGGCGCGCTGGCCGGCAGTGGGTGGGGCGTACATACCAAAGCGGCTGATACTGCCGCCGTTCACTGCGGCATTTGTGGAGTCAGCTGAAGCGAAGGGCAGGTGCTGGAAGATGGCCGGGTCGAGCATGCGCAGCCCGTGCAGGCGGCAGGCCGGCCGTCCTTGGTCGTCGCAGATGGCGTCCATGGCCGCGGCCATTCGCTTCCACCACGCTGCTGTGCCGGGCGAGCGCCATTGCCCTGAACTGCCGAAGGCCACCATCGGCCACTCGCTGGCGAGCCGTTGCAAGCGCTCGAGCGATTCATGCAGATGCCATACTGGCACGCCGCGCAGCGCCCTTGGCCACGCTGCGAGCAACGCATCGTTCGCCGCTTCATCCCCATCGATCACATCGGGGATCAAAGCCCAGTCGAAGCCTGGGTGCCGATGCCAGTCCTCAACCCAGCGGGTATAGCCGTCCACGTCGAGCGTCCCGCCCTTGTTCCAGATGCTGAAGGCACCGTTGTCGAAAACGAACGATTGGCAAACCTCAGCGACTATGCCCACGTCGTCCTGGCGTGGGAAGGGCACCAGTGCGTGACGACCAGCAAGGAACCTGGCCCCATCCTGCCGCGTGCCCCCGACCGGGGTACCGTGGTAGTGGATCATCCGCCCAGCCTCACCGTTTCGATCTCGACGCCTTGGTGCACAGCCTTGATGGTTTGGTCACCACCCAGGCGCTCTGCCAGGTCATCGGCGATGCGCTCGTGATAGCCGGATTTGATCAGCGCCGTAGCGGTCCGGATGTGCTCGACCATCACCACGGCCAAAGAGCGAATTTCCAGGCTGTAGATGATCGTGTCTCCGTCCGACGGGCAGGTGGCCGCGAACGTATGCCGATAGATATTCATGGATACTCCAGACAGCCGCCCGCCTGCCGAGGCGTTCAGCGTGATAGGTGAATGAGGGAGAGGGTTAGGCGGCTGCGGCGTTGTCGGCGGGGGACTTCGGTGTGTAGGTCAGCGTGCCGTCGAGGATTGCAGCTTTGATGGCCTCGTATTCCCAGCAATAAATCTGCGCTTCGACATAGATCCTGAGCGGAGGATAGTCGTGGCCTTTGCGATCAATGAATGCCTGAGCTGCTTCGTGAGTGAAATGGCTGTTCACGATCTCCCAACGCCTGGCATATCCAAGAACGCTGACATCCTCAACCGATTCCATGAGCTCCCACTGATCCGATTCGCACATTTCCAGTAGCGGGATATCGGCGAGGTACGCGTCGCTGAAATCGGCGCGCTCTTCTTCGTCCAAACAGTCCCAGTATTCTTGCGGACTGGCCCATTCGCAGTCCTCTTGGCAGATCACCTTGCCGTCGGCGTAGTCAGGATCGAGGCCGTAGGTCGTGCGATGCTGCTGAACGGTGAACAGGGCGGCAGCGGTGCAATGGTCATTCACGCGCGGCCCGTCGCAGTCAAACCGCAGACGAGCAACAAAGTCGGCCCAGGTGGCGGGGTCCAGCTTGGCGCCGGTGGCCAGGCTCGGGGCTGGCTTCATTTCGATATCGGTGCTCATGGCAATCTCCATTGCAGGCGCCACCCTCCGTATGCGGAAGGAGGCAAGACTGGTTAAAATGAGTGTTTTGGTCTGGATGGCACAGACATGGACACAAAGACGAATGAGGCAAAGCCCCTGAGCTACAAAGGGCATACAGTCAGAGCCTTCGCTCACTGGACGAGTGGATCTGGGGAGTCGCATCCGTTGCGCATCATCAATGTGGTTGTTGGTATGAAGACCAAGGTTATCTATGGGCCTTGGGAGTCCAATGAGGCTGCCATCGAGGCAGTGCTGAAAGCAGCCGGCGACATTCTCGACTCTTGACCTCTCGCCATATCCCGCCCTCCGATATCTCGGTGAGTGGCAAATAGGGGTGGGGTGGGCTATAGGTATTGACCGGCATGGGGCCGGATTACGGAGGGTACTTTGAACAGCAAAAGTGATAGCAGAAGGGTAGTGCGGGCTGGAATAACCGAGGTTGGCATTGAACTCGATTACGAAGGAGAAATACCAGTTTCAGCTCTCTTAGTAGCCGACGCCGGTAATAGCCAGGTTCTTGGCATAGTGAAGTCGGTTAGCGGTCCCTGGGCCGATGAAGATGAGGCTTTCGCCGACCTCGAACCCAAAGCAAAGGATTGGGCCCAGCAGCTCGACGGGGGTCGGTAGACGTTCATTTATTCAAGAACCAACTAGGTGTTTACTGAGTAGTGATATGAAGATGCATAGCCTTGGGTGAAACAATTTCATCCCCCGGATCCTGCTGAATCATTAGCAGGCTTTTACGCTCGAAAGCCAGCGCCACAGAATGCGAAGGTACGTATTTGTGGCGCGGAGGTAGCTGAAGCATTTCCAAGGCCCGTTCAGGCCCTATGCGGTGAAGATGATGAATCATCAGGGTCAGCGCCTCGCCCTGCTCCTCGATGCCCGCCCACTGCATCAGCTCGGCCAGTGCCTGCTTGGTGCCTTGCCGAACCTTCAGCCGCAGATCCTCTTCCTGCAGCCTGGCTGCTTTGTCGTGCCGGCGTTGGTCCCGCTCTTTCTGTGTCATACCCATCACAAGGCTCCGTCAGTCCGCTGGGCGGGATGTGAAATTGTTCTACCCGGCGACGCCAGGCTTTCTGCTTGATCATCCCTTCCTCGGCTTCGTCGTGCGCAGGGGGAAGTCGATGGCGTACTGGTCGACGATGCGGGAGAGGACTTTCTGAGTGATGCCGATCTGTTCGGCCGCATTGCGTCGTGTGCATCCGCTGGGAAGCAGAGCTTTGATCTTCGCGACGATCGCCAGCTCGTCTTCGATCTTGGTGCGGGTGCCGAAGCGGATCTTGTAGTCAGTCGAGATCCGCCGGATGCGGCCACGGCGCACGCCCAGCGCTTCGGCAATCTCAACTTGGCCCATGCCCTGGTTGCACATCTCGCGCACCTGGGGAGCGAGCTTGGCATCGAGAGCGCGCTCCGCCTCGTGGCTTCGGGCGAAGACCATCTTGTTCTCCGAGGCAATCCGGCTCAGGCGGTGCTGAGACACGCCCAAAGCCTTTGCCGCCTCGACCAGGCCTACGGCCAGGTAGGCAACCAGCTTCGCGGCGATACCGTCCTCGAACGCTTTCTTGCGAGCTTTGTTCGCCGCCCTGATAGCAGCGTTTCGCTTCGGGGCCGGGGAAGGTGTCACGTCCGCTGGGCGATCAAAACGCACAGAGGTGGACTGGATGCTTTCGCTGTTGAATGGAGTCGGGTTGAACAGGCTGCGGCTGATGGGTACAACCTCAACCACTCGCGCTGCTTCGTAGTCCGCCATCGCCCGAGCAAGCCAGGCGCGTTCGGTGTCCTTCTGTTGGATGCTGCTGAGCTCGAGGCTGATCATGCTGCCACCTGCTCCAGGGTCACCCCCGGCATGCTGAATTCTGAGCCCTCGGCGTCAACCAAGTCGTCGAGGGCTTGCCAGTTGACTGTCAGGACCGCAATAGGGACTTCGCCGGCGGCCACGGCTTTCACCAGCGCTTCAAGGTCGGTCACCCGCGCTTCAAGCTTGGTAGGCTTCGGCGCCACTTTCGGCGAGCCGGCGACCTGGCGCACTGCCGCAGGCTTTGTGGCCTGTGACACTGGAGCTTCTACCGGCTCAGGCTTCACCTCTGCGGCCATGGCCGCAGCGGCCTGCTCGTCAGCGATACGCTGCAACTCCTGCTGGCGGATCTGCTCGCGTTGAACCTCGAGCTTCTTGGCCTCTGCGGTTTCGTGCTCGTTGATCCGCACCTTGATGACCGACACCAGGTCATCGTTATCCTTGAGCACCAGCTGCTGGGCGTCGTTGAACAGGAAAGCGTGATCCTTGGCTAGGCTGCGCAGGCTGTCTAGGTTTGCGCGGATTCCGTCGCCGATCTGGCTGGCTTCGATCTTTGCCCGGGCCAGTTCCGAGTCGGCGGCATCGCGCAGGCTGCTGATGGTCTTCTTGCCCTTGATGGCTCCGGCGAAGTCCGCCTTGACGACAGGCATGCGCACCTTGCCGCCGAACGAAATGTTGATCTTGTCCAGATGGTCCTGCAGAGCCTTGGCCGCGCTGATCACGATCTCGTCGCGAATGGCTACCTTGCGCGCCTTCACCAACTTGTCCAGTTCCAGGCGCTTCGCCCTGGCTTGCGCGCTGATCTCGTCGATAGCGCGGAAGAGGGCGTCGATGCTTTCGGTCTGGCTCAGGGCGTGCTGCTTGGCTGCTGCAAGTCGATCCTCGACATCACCACACCACTTCACCGTTTTTTCAGCATCAGCGAAATGCTGGTCCGTTTGAAGGTCGGTGTTGATGCCATCAAACACGGCTAGCGAGTGCGCTTTGAACTGCTCGAGGTTGCTCGCGGTGACCATGCCGGTGACTTCGATTCGCAGCGCAGGCAGGCTTTCTGGTGATACTCCAACGGATACGGCAGCGGCAGGCTCGGATTCGAAAGCGGCGAGGTCTACCTCGAATTGTTTCCAGCCTTCCACTAATTGCTCAGCGCGGCCCGGCACTGGGCGGTACTCCATCGATACGAAATTCTCTTCCGTCCCGTCGGAGCAAACGAAGATCACCATCTCAGCACCGCTTACAAGAAGCTGCTGCTCCAGCTGCCAATAATAGTGAGGCTCTAGCTGGCCTGCGCGCACCTGGGCGACCAAGGATGCGTTCCAGAGCTTATGTTCGAAGAGGATCTCACCAAGCATCGTTGCGCCGTCCATAGACGCGAGCAGGTTGCCGCTGGTGCCCACGATCGGGAACAGGTCTTCGCCTATGCGACCTTCGACGATTGGCCGGGCCAGCGCCTCGGTGGCATGACCGCGGTCGAAGATTCGCTGCTGCTGGGCGGTCACTTCAGGCACGATGCCGGTTTTCTTCATGCTCAGCAGTTCGGTGCGGGTTTGGTACTTCGAAGCGCCCATCATGGCCGGGGCTTCAGAAGCAGTTCGGTGCTGGGCGCGCAGAGCATGCCATTCAGCTGAGCCCTGAGCTACGTTATGAATTTTCATGCGGCTTCACCTTCGATGGGTTTGAGCTGGTTGATGGCGTCGATCTGCTCTTGGGTGAGCGTGTACTTGCTGCTCACAGTTGCAATCAGGTGTTCCGGAGATGAGCGACCAGCCTCGACTGCAGCCCGCCATTTCGGCAGGTTTTCCTGCAGCTTGGCGTCTGGGTAGGTTTCAAGCGGTTCGGCCTCTATAGGCTGCTCAGGTTGACGTTGCGAAGCGACTTCGCGAGGCCCTTCCTCGAAGACCTTGCCTTCCATCTCGTCGGCAGTTGGTACCGACCCGACCTCGGGGAAAGCCTTGCGAAGTGCTTGTGCTTCTGCACATTTCGCAAGCTGGGCGTATGAGCGCTTTTTCCACATCGCATTCGGCGCTGCGGAGTCTTTGCTTGCGGTGGCGTAGTTCTCAAGCCAGCGCTCGTTGGCGGTGTACTCTGCCACCAAACCATTGCTCATCTGCCGTTTGACCGTAATGCGGCACCACTCCGGAAACGTCACGTCGACATTGCCTAGCTTGAGGCTGACAGGCGGACCATATTCCGGCTCGCTGATACCTGCGTACTGGCCGGTGCGTGCTGCCTGAATGCGATACAGGCCAACACCGGGCATTACGGTGTCCACCATCTTCCCGGCTGCTTTGCTCCAGATCGGAACGATGTGCACTGGCTTCAACATCGGATCAAGTTGAGCTGCTTTGCAGTAGGCAAGCACCATCACGACAGAGTTGCGAGCCGCGCCTGGGTAAAGGCTGCCGCTGAGAACCTCTACCAGAGCGTCCTCGGACATGGCCGGCATGTGCTCGGCTTGTTTTATTAGTGCGGACACGGTTGCTCCTTGCGCCATACCGTCACCGGGGCGCTGCGATTGGATAGGGAAGGGGCTAATGCTTCAGGCGAATGGCGTTTCTGCCCAAGGCGCTGGAGGCGGCATATCGAAGGGAAGCGGGGTGTAGCTGTTCCCATAAAGGACCGCTTGAAAAAGCGCGATCCGGTGATCTTTTGGCATGATGTTCAGCAGTTTGGCTATCGAGGTAGCTGCCAAGAAGCGCCTGTAGAACTGATCGCTGAATGTGATGATCAGGTTCAGGTCGCCGTGAGAGAAGGACTGAAACGTGAGTTCATCCTCTCCCAAGTACTCGCTGATATCGCCGCAGTCGCTGCCGTCGTTATCAAAGCTGTGCTCGACAAGTCTTGGCTTTAGGTGGCTTTCAAAGAGATCTTTGTCGGTCAGAACAAGCACGTCCTGATCCGTGTTGGTGGGCGGCGGGTTGCAGGTAATGCGACTGCCTACAAGTTGGTGGTTCAAGCAGGCGCCTTTCAGAACCTCAAGTTTGGTTTCCAGGTTCACGTCCGCACCTCATAGCTCAACGTCCACTCACCACACAGGCAAGCCCGGCGGCTCCACGCCTGCGGGTTCGAGATGTGAGCACGTTCGGCTGCTTGCATGGCATCCCACATGGTCGCGCCCTTGAAGACCATCAACACCCGATCGTCTGGAATGGCCATGTGAGCGGGCAGCTCTTCGATTTGTTCGTCGGCCAGGGATTTAACCAGTGCAGTACTCATGCTGCCTCCTTGCGCTGCCCGCAGACCTTGCGGAGGCGAACGCAGTAGTAATGGAAGTCCTCGACGTCAATGGCCTGCTCTTCGAGCGCCTGGACGATCTTGCGCTCGACGTAGCCCTCGTAATGGGGAGGCGCCGATGGGTGCTGCAGGTCGTCCAGCATCGTGGACAGCTTCGAATGGACGCTCAAAATCCGCACTCCTCTGATTCGCGCTGCCACTGCTGATCAAGCTCGACGGCGCGCTCTGCGTGTGGCCGGAGCAGGTCCATGGCGATCACCTTCAGCGTGGTACGGCTACCCATCAGGTACTCAGCGTTGGCCCGGCCATCGAAGCGCGTGCCCCACACCAGATTGGCGATCACCAGTCGGGCGAAGGCGTCGCGCTGGTCTTCGCCGGCGATCTGCCGGTCGACCAGGTGCACCTGCACAGCAGTAGCAAGCTCGTCAGGAGTGACCTGGCCCTTGTCAGCCTTGCGGTAACCCCACTCGACGGTCTGGCCGTCCATGAGGCGCTCAGCGCTGGCTTCCAACCATTCAGTTTCGGCCAGGTCTTCGTTGACCGGCGCGGGAAGGCGGTTGTCGTATTCCGCCTGGGCGATCTGAAGTGCGTTCATGCGCGAATACTCCTGATCAGCTGCCGCGCCAAGTTATGAGCGTGCGCAGCATCAGACAGGCACTGCTGGGCGTACTTGAAATCGCAAGCGACCAAGAAGCTTCGCGCTCGGGCGGTGTGGCTGAATGCGACGTCAAAGCACTGCTGGACCGCCGACCGTGGCCAAGCTTGGCGTGAGCGGCGGCGCGGAAGTTTCTCCAATCGTTTGGCCATGGTGGGGTCCTCGGTGGGTTAGTCGGTGTAGGCGATGTACTTGAAGTGGCCGTTGCCGAAACGCTCGAACCGGCCACCGAAGGTGCCAGTTACCTCTCGCTCAACCTCTTCGCGGCTTATGCTTTCGGGGTATACGCCTTCCTTGATCATTGAGGCGTTGGTATGCGGGGCATAGCGCCAACTGACCTTCGTGTTATCCAGCGGGGCATTCCTAAGTCGCTCCCATTCTTCGGCCTGCGCTTTCCAAAAATCCTTTTCCTTCTGGCTTAATGGCTGTGGCTCGGGAGCTGGTTCTTCCGACTCTTCCCATCCGCAAGCCTCGCAGTAGCCGCGTGGCGCGGTGCATGCCCCGCAGGGGGGATTGATGTGACAACTGCAGTTCACAACCTTGTGCTCGCCGATAACGCCCGCGCAGCCTTCACGACCGCAGGCTTCACCTTCGCAATATCCAGGTTCCATGAGTGATCCTCTGACCGCATTGGTCGGATGCCAGGCAACAGGGACCAAGCTGGGCGTGAAGAGCCAGCCTGGCACCCGCCGATGCGGTCGTATGGGTTGGGGGAGGGTTGATGCAGGGGTCCGCGTTGCGCGGTGCAGAATCGTCCGCATCGGTCCTGCGCATTCGCCATCTAGTGGCACCGGAGGCAAGCCCTACCCGGGATCAATGCGCAGGCCGATGGGCACTCTTGCGAATGCCAACGGGTGGGTCAGGCTGGTGTTCTCGGTGTGTACTTGAACCTATGCCAGTTGTCTCGCAGCTCAATTGACTCGTAGCTGCTACGTCGCTCAGCAAAGCCCAATTCAACTGCCAGCGCATGCAGTTCGTGCCCTCGTTTTATCTGCTCCATGCCAATCCAGTCGGCATCTGCGTTTCGCTTCTCTGCTTGCTTGGGCGTTAGATCCAGGTAGCTCACAGCGCTGAGCTTGGCTTGTCGCTTGCGGTCAACCTTCATGCTGCGCAGCAAGGCGATCATCGCGTCTATGCGCTTTTCATCATCCATCTCACTTCCTCCGTTCACTTACCAAAACGCCCGGTCGCCCAGGCGCTTCAGTAAATCGTTCGGTTTCCGCTGGCACCGCATAGCGGGTCATTCACTCGGTTTGAGCCTTTCGCTCTAGTCAGCCGTCGAGGTGCGCCTCGCGTTGGTAGCCTTTCGGGGCTATCTGATCTCCGGTCGCCGTAGAGGCGGTGCCGTCTTTGTTCGTGTTGCGCGGATTGTTAAAGAGCGGCGAGGGCTCTTCAGTCCTCTCCAGTCCGCATCTGCGTCCTGTTGGAGAGAACATTACAATCAAGAATTGTAGTCTGCAAGCTAAAGTTGTAATTATTTCACGCAGACACAAAAAAACCGCCCGAAGGCGGTTTTCTGTGGGGCGGGGCAGTCAGAAGATAAAAACCGGGTGATTGACCCGACCTGATGCTACTGCTTCGTGGGCGCCGGGGCTTGCAGGAAGCTTTGCTGAGCCTGGATTTGCTGAAGAAGCTGTCTGGTCTCGGTAGTCTGCTGCTTCGCCTCTTGCACGAGCGCTGCAGTCTCGCGCCCTGAATCAAATGCTGCAAACGAAAGCCCCACCACAGCGATGATCGTGCCAACCATGACAGCGGTGGCAGCCCAAATATTGGCTTTGACATTTTTTATGGGCTGAATTTCTAGCCTAAAATCGCTGACAACCTGGCGCATGTCGCTTTGAAAATCGGCAACACGGCGATCCATCCGCGCTTCAACAGCGGATAGCTTCGCATCGAGTTCGTCACGGCTTATGTCATTCATATCACGAGTATCGGTTTTTTTCCTCGTGCTGTCATCTCTCGTGAATTTCGGAGCGTTGGTCTCATCCACAACGACGGGCACGAAAGTCATACCGGCTCACCCGGATCTTCTTCATTGCTGTCAATCCAAGCCTTCAGAGCCTTCGCTCTGTGCACGCGCAAATAGCCGCAGTCGTTACAGGTAAGATGGAGATCGTAAGACCTAATGCCATTTTGCTGATTAGTTGAAAGGGTGAGGTAGCACAGGGTTTTGTCTTCCTCCTGAATGGCTATGCCCCAGTTATTGTTTTTACACATGGGACAATGACCGGCAGGTGTTACGGTCGTGAAAAAACGAACGGCATCTCTAAAGTTTATGATCATTCATGCCTGCCTTGGTGCGCCTGGATTTCATTCTTGTCACAGCCGTGGTTGGCCGCTCAATAGCGTCCTAGAACCTTACTTGGCGCTAGAATATTGCCCACGTAGTGGATGCGGTCGATCTCCTTGCGCGGGATGGTCCGGCGCTCGCCGTAGGCCGAGTTGACCGACATGAGGCTGACCGCCTCGTCGTTCTCGAACAGCAGCTCCTTGACCATGCTCTGCCCGTCGGTTGTGGTCACCATCACATACTCACCTGGGACCAGGCGGTGGTTGGGCTCGCATACGGCAACCCAGCCATCGCGGATCGCCGGCGACATCGAATCACCCTTCAAGCGAAGGGCATAGGCATCCTCATCACGGGAGTATGTCTCTACAAATCCTTCTGCAAGCTCCAGATTGATCCAGTAGCCGCCCTGGCCAAGCTGTGCGGTGCCCACGATATCGATCCTTCGAATGGGTGATGTGATGGGAGGACCTTCTTCCACATTAGCCCAGCCAATATGCGGAACGCTGGACTCGCCTATCAAGTAGGAAGAGGTGACGTTCAACGCCTCGGCGATCGCTTTCAGTCGCTGTTGGCGAGGAGTGTTCTTGTTCGCCTCCCACGCTTGCACGGATTGCGGGGATACACCTAGCTTCCGGGCTAGCTCAGATTGGTTCATCCCTTTGTTCTCGCGGGATGCAGCGATTCGTTCGCCAGTAGTTTTCATGTGCCGAAGGATACAACCGGCAGTTGTAGTGTTCACTGCAATTTTGCCTTGTAGGTTTTCGGGCTTTGTTGTAACTTTGGGTTGTAATTCTTCCGACAGAGGCAGACATGACCCAGAACGCAGCCGTGCGTGCAGCTGAAGCAGCAGGAAGCCAATCCGCTCTTGCCCGCGTTCTCGGCTGCACGCCTCAGAACATTCAGCGGTGGTGTGCAACCGGCCGTATTCCAGCAGAGCGCGTACTTACCGTAGAGAGAGCCACCGGCATTTCCCGCCACGAACTACGCCCAGACCTTTATCCGAGCGAGTCGCTTTCTGCGGCTTAAGCGGAAGCGCTTCGCCTGGAGCTAAGGGAAACCGTGGTCCGTTCGAAGCCTTGAGCAGCATCCCGATCAAGACCGTCCCTGACCATATCGGCAAGAGATTCAAACGCCGGCCAAAGCCGAAGCTGAGACGAAAGGGGAAGGGTGGTTGCCAAGGCAGCCACAAAGCAGCGAAGGGCGGCTACCTCGCCCTGCAGTTCAGATGAGTCGGTCATGGATACGTTCTTGATCAGTTGATGGACCCATTTTCGACGTGTTGGCACTGCGCCACCACTGAAACAGTAACGAGGTTTTACGCATGGAAAACTTTCTGCGCGCCACCCAGGCCGCTGTTCTGGATAACGAAGCGAAGACGCTTGCCGCGAAGATGGGCTTGGGCCATGTCAGCCTGCTGCAGCGCGCCAACCCAGACAACGACGCCCACCACCTGACCATCGAGCACCTGTTCGGCATTTTGCTGCACAGCGGTGACATGCGCCCGCTGGAAACCCTGGCAGGTGAGTTCGGCTTTGAGCTGGTGGCCAAGCAAGCGCCCAAGCCTCAGGAACTTACCAAATCAATGATCAGCGTTGGCAAGGAGTTCGCCGACCTGACCATCGCTGTTCATTCGGCACTGGAAGATGGCCATGTCTGCCAGTTCGACAAATCGACGATCCGCCGCGAGATCTCGCATATTCGGGAGAGCCTGGACGTGATGGATGCGTCGGTAAGAGCTGCCTGAATTTCAGGCACAAAAAAGCCGGGATTGCGGCCCGGCTTAATGCTGTAACGAGTGAGGTAAGTATGCACACACAAATGCAGATGAGCAATACCCATCCCGCGCCACAAAACGCAGGCTCGGGAAATGTGGCGCGCACGATGTCTTCGCGCGAGATCGCCACTGTTACGGCGAAACGCCACAACAACGTGAAGCGCGACATTGTCGCGATGCTGGTTGAGCTGAAAGAAGATGTGCTCAGTTTTGAGCATATCTATCTGGACGGCCAAAACCGTGAGCAGGTCGAGTACCGCCTTGACCGTGAGCTGACCGACACACTGCTGACGGGCTACAGTGCCAAGCTGCGTCGTGCTGTGATCCGCCGCTGGGCCGAGCTTGAGCAGCAGGAAGGAGCCCGCCAGGTCGTCAACGCCAATGGCACCAAGGTCATCGGCGAGCTGGCGATTCTCGAATGCTTCACGCGCCTGCTTAAGCCTGCGCCATCAAGCCAGATGCTGATGCTCACCAAGATCGCCGAGAACAACGGCCTAAACCCGAAGTTCTTGCCCGGCTATGCCATCGACGCCGCACCTGATGCCACTGCCGGCGGTTCCATGCCTACCAAAGCGGTCACGGCGCTGATCAAGGATCACGGCCTGCCCACTACGGCCGCCACCTTCAATCACGCCTTGGCCGCTGCCGGCTTCCTCAAAACCATGCAGCGCAAAAACTCCCGTCAGCAAACCGTCCACTTCTGGTCGATCACTGATAAGGGCCTGCGCTACGGCAAGAACCTCACCAGCCCCCAATCACCCCGCGAGACGCAACCTCACTGGTACGTGGATCGCTTCCTTGAGCTTGCCGATCTGATCGGCAAAGGACGTCCGTAATGGCCGGAGACTGGATCAAATTCGAAATCACCACTATGGACAAGCCCGAGGTAGCGCAGATAGCAGACCTGGCCGATATTGATCCCGATGCGGTGGTGGGAAAGCTCATGCGCATTTGGGCATGGTTCGACCAACAAACCGAAAAAGGTAACGCTCCTAGCGTTAGCAAAAAGTTACTCGACCGTGCCGTGGGCGTTACCGGATTCTGCGATCACATGAAATCGGTTGGCTGGATGGAAGAGTGCGACGGCCGAATCAGCCTGCCTCACTTTGATCGACACAACGGCAAGACCGCCAAGAACCGGGCTTTGACGGCCAAAAGGGTCGCCTCTCACAAAACCAAAGGTAACGCTGGCAGCGTTACTAATGCGTTACCTAAAGAAGAGAAGAGAAGAGAAGATCAAAACCCTCTCTCTGCGCACGAAGCTGTCGACCCCCGCATGCCCAGCGAAATGACCCTCGACTGGGCGCCTGATCAAAAGCTGCTCAAGACCTATGCCGTGCACTCGGGTGTGGCCTTGAACCTGTTCACCGAAGAGGCGCGCCGCGCTTTCACTGCTCATTACGAGCCGCGCGGCCAGGTGAATACCCAGGCCGAATGGGTGCAGATGCTGGTCAAGTGGGTGCTGAACGACCGCAACCGCGCCGCCGCCTCGAACATCCGGCCGTTCCCGGCCCGCCAGAGCAACGAACCTGACTTCGACGACACCTCATGGGCTGACGGTCTTGTGGTGAAGACATGAAGTCCGTGAACCAGCTGATGGCAGCAGCCACTAATCTGCCGGCGGTCGAGCCCACCCAGGCGATCCCTGTCTCTCCGGAAACTACCGAGGTCGTCAACGCGCTGTTCCGCAAGCTGCGCGGGATCTTTCCGGCCTGGCGCCAGGCGTGGCCATCGACCGAAGCGCTGAACGCGGCCAAGGAAGAGTGGATCAAGGGTTTCGCCGCCGAGGGTATCCGCTCGCTCGAGCAGATCGAGTTCGGCATCCAGAACTGCCGCAAGACCAAGAAGCCATTCGCCCCGAGCGTCGGCGAGTTCATTGCCCTGTGCAAGCCGAGCCCGGAAGACTTCGGCATGCCGCCAGTGGCTGACGCATGGATCGAAGCGCTGATGGGCACCTACAGCCATGAAGCGGTCCACTTGGCAGCCAAGGCCACCGGCCTGTTCGATCTGCGCGGCGCCAAGCAGGACGACAAGGGGCTGCGCCAGCGCTTCGACCGCAACTACGAAGTGATCCTACGCCGCGCCCAAGACGGCCAGCCACTCGACGGCAAGATCCTGACCGGCATCGGCCACGACAGCCAGAAGAGCGAGCTTGAGCTGGCCAACGAGCGAGCAGATCGGCAGGCGCAGGCGCGGATTATTCAGCAGGGCATACCAGCAGACGGCGCTTCGGCGCGTGCGTTGCTGATGGCGAAATTTGGGAAGAGGGCTTCGTGATGGCTAAGCCGCATTGGGTTGATGCGCCAGAGTGGGCGCAATGGCTTGCCCAGGATGAAGACGGGGAGTGGTATTGGTTTCAAGACGAGCCGGAGGCTATGGGCTGCAAGGAATGGATAACGCTCACCGGTGGAAATTTCGAGTGGGCCAGAACAACTCCTTGCCATGGGCATTGGTTCAAAACCCTGGAGGCCCGCCCATGACCAAGCGCAGCTGGCAAGTAACCGTCCTGGGCTACAACCCATTTCGCATGGGCGGAGAACCGATGGATTACGCCGAGGCCCTGGCCACGGCTCGCAGTATCTGGCCTATGGCGGAGGTGAAGTGATGGGCAACGACAAGATGCGTGATGAGTTCGAGCGCGCAGTGCAGCGAGATTGGCCGTCCGCATCTCTGCTGAGAGTCAATCAGGTTGGCGCACCCACAAATGGGTTTTATCGCGATGACCGAGTTCAACATGCCTGGTGGGGCTGGCTGTCATCACGAGCGTCTCTGGTGGTGGATCTGCCGAGCGAATACGACTGCTGCGGCGGCACGACGTCCTATGAAATTCGTGAAATGGCGATCGAGGCCGTTGAGGCCGCTGGCCTGCAGGTGACGCCATGAGCGATGAAAATCTGCGGATGGACGCCTATTACTACAGCTTCAACGAGACTGGCCAGACTGAGGTCGACCTGATCCTGTCGGCCATAGCATGCGCCGGTAAGTCCTTCCACCATACCGATCAATGGAACGATGAAGACTCGCCCTGGCCCGGGCATACCGGTAATTCGCCGATCGAATGGATCTGCAATGCAGCATTCAGCGCTGCCCAGGAAATGGCGCGCCTCAAGGCCGAGGTCGAGGCTCTGCGCAAGGATGCTGCCCGCCTGGATCGTCTGGAGATGGAATGCGAGGCCTACGGTACGGATGTCCACGAGGGTAACCGATGGGTAATCGATGGTCCGTTCGCAACGCTTCGTGACGCCATCGATGCCGGCATGGGCAAGGAGTGCGGCCATGACTGAGATCATCATGCGCAGCCGCGCTGACACCAGCCGGCTCAATGGCTTCCTCGACGGCACCGACTTCACCAAACCCAAGAAGATCGTGATCAAGGACCTGGACCGCAGTGGCGAGCAGAACAAGCTGCTCCACGCGCGTCTCACCGACATTGCGAGCCAGGTCGAGCACGCAGGCAAGAAATGGGACGTGCTCATCTGGAAGCGCCTTCTGACTGCTGCCTGGCTGCGCGAGTCGGGCGACAAGCCCCAGATGATCCCTGCGGTCGACGGTCATGGCTTTGACGTGATCTACGAGCGCACCAGCAAGCTGACCGTGAAGCAGTGCGCCGAGCTTCTGGACTGGGTTGAGGCGTTCGGCGGCGAGCATCAGGTGCGGTGGACGGCCAAGGATCATTGGGGAGGTCGGTACTGATGCGCACCGCCATCAAAGAACGCCGCAAGAAGACCTGCGCCAATCCGGCCTGCGCAATCCAGTTCATACCGGCCCAGATCGGGCAGAAGGTTTGTGGGTGGGCGTGCGGCCTGGCCATCGCACCGGCGAATCAGGATCGGGCACGCAAGGCCATTGAGCAGCGCGAGCGCCGCGAGATCAAGGTTCGGAAGGAGAAGCTGAAGAGCAGGGCAGATCACCTCAAGGACACGCAACAGGCCTTCAATGCGTGGATTCGCGAGCGAGACGCAGGGCAGCCCTGCATCAGCTGCGGCACCACGGCGGACGTGCAGTACTGTGCAGGCCATTACCGCACAACTGCTGCGGCTCCAGAGCTCAGATTTGAGCCATTGAACGTACATCTTCAGTGCAACCGCAACTGCAACATGGGCCAGTCCGGGAATCTGCTGGGATACCGGCCTCGCCTGATCGAGAAGATCGGCCTTGAGGCAGTGGAGTGGCTGGAAGGCCCACATGAGCCGAAGAAGTACATGATCGACGAATTGAAAGCGCTCACAGCCACCTACCGGGCCAAGACCCGCGAGCTCAAGGGGAAAGCAGCATGAACATCAACTCAGCACGCCAGGCCTGGCATGACTGCACCTACAACCCTGCTCCCGGCCAGACCTCAGATGTCGTCCAGCTGGGTGTGGTAGTGCAGAAGACCGAGCGCGGGCCAACAGCCAATAACGCGATGCACAGTGCGCTGGCAGGCCACATCCAATCCGCAATCGCCCGGCTTCACCCGCAGGTTCGCTTGTTCGGAGAGTTCATGTACGCCGCCAACCGGGATGACGATATCCGCGAGGCAGCAGAGAGCCTGGTCTTCGGCATGGTCGTTTCGAAGTCCAAGCGCATGACCGCGGCGAAGCGCGAAAAGCTCGAGTACGTGGTCAAGGGCGTGATGCGCCGGTACCGCTACATGCACCAAGGCGGTCAGTCGGCCAACGAAGATCCGCTGAGCAAGCCTGAGGGGTTTCGTTCGTGGCTGATGGCCGAGTACGGCGTCCGCCTCGAATCCTTCAACTGGGACCGGGATTGGGAGTCGGTTGTGAGGCTGACATTCGACTGCTGCGAAGACTTGGATCGGCTTGCACTGAGCCCAGTTGCCGCAGTGATTTACCAGATGAAAGAGGCCGCTTGACTTCCCGTGCGGCTGGCGGCATCATTTCGCCATAGTTAATATTTTGCCTCTGGCAAACACAGCGAGCCCGGACGAACCTCCGGGCTTTTTTGTGCCTACGATTTACCCAATCCCTCGGAACCTCTGATCGCCATGTTCAGCGAGGGCCTCAATAGTACCGGAGCAAAGATGGACCCAACCGACCTCGGCCCAGGCACAGCTACCTGGCTGGGCGGCACGGGCACCGTATTGCTGGGTGGATTCCTGTGGTTGCGCAAATTCCTGTCCAAGGACGCAACCGACAGGGCCATGGACAACGCCGACATCGGCACCGTCCGCCGCCTGAATGAACTGCTCGATTCCGAACGCGAGGCCCGCAAGGCTTCAGATGCTCGTGCCGATCAGTTTGCCAAAGAACGTAACGAACTCGCTGCCGCAGTTGGCCGTATGGAAGGGAAGATAGAAGCCCTCACTGGCCAGGTCGCCCAACTCACAGACAAGGTAACCAGTCAGAGCGCCGAGATTGCGCGGCTGCGTGCCCAGCTCGGAGGCGCCAACTGATGGACAGATGCGCAATGGAATTCATCGCCCGCCGATGGTGGAGGCGCGTAGAGGTATGGGTGATTGCGGTGCTGTTGGTTGCTGGGGGCTTGGTCCTCGGATTCCAGGCAGCTCAGTGGTCGCTTGCCAGCTCTTACGTCGCCCAGGTCGCCCAGGTTCGTCACGCGTATGACGAGGCACTGAAGCAGCGTGACCTTCGCTTGACCAAGTTGGCCAACAGCGCCACAGAGGCAGCCCAGAAGGTCGAGCAGGCCGCCAGCAGTGCTACCCAGGCAGCTGACACCGCCAGCAAGGCCGTCGACAAGGCGACCGAAGCGGTGGATCGGGCGAATCAGTAGGCCGGCCAATGCTCTAAAAAATGACTTGCCGGTCGTCCTGAACGGATCAGCGAAATGAACTCGTTTTCGGCCTTAGCATCTCAGCAATATTCACCTGATGCTGAGTTATTGCCATGAATAAACACACCGATCTTGAGTCCGATAGCGATATGGATTTTGCAGCTGACCTGGAGTGTCTAGGTACGCTTTTGGTCATCATGATTGTCTTGGCGGCGACCTGGGTACTGCTGTAATCCATCATCGCGCCACAGATTCAGCACAGCCATTTTGTGGCGCGGAGAAAATCATGAAGCTGATACTCAAGCGGGTAGAGCCGAGCATTGAAACAACATCGCTCGAAGATATCGGTAGACGCAGGGAGATTGGCAGCACCATCAGGGCACGCCCATTTGCACTTCACACCGAGGATGGGCAGGTTCTTCCCTGCCAATCCAGCACGACCATCGTCAGCCTGCCGTGCAGCGCCGTGGAGCTCACCGTGAAGTTCATCATCGACGGCAAGAAGCTGCGTCTTGAAGGCGACCCTGCGGGGGAGTGATCCATGGCCGCATCCAGCATCACCGTCACCATCAGAATCGCCTGGTGGGTGAATCCCTACATCAGCGCGGTGAACGCGTTCGCGGCAATGGCTGGCATGACGCCTGACGTGGACAAGGTGGTCGCCACTGCAATGCGTGGCGTTAAGTTCAGATTTCCATAGTTACAGGTAGCCCAATGACAACCAAGCAACCCGACTGGGAGGCGATTGAACGTGCCTACCGGGCCGGGTCGCTTTCGGTTCGAGCCATCGCCGAAGAGAACAGCATCTCTCACGTAGCGATCGCCAAGCGAGCCAAGAAGGAAGGATGGGCTCGCGACCTCACCGACAAGGTGCGTGCTGCTGCCAAGCGCAAGGTTACCGATGCGGTTACCACAAAGGGTTACCAAGACCCACTGGTAACCGAAGCTGAGATAATTGATGAGGCATCCGACAAGGTTGCTGCCGTCGTGCTGGCTCACCGGATCGACTTGGCTCAGTGGCGTGGCATTGCAAACAAGCTCAGCGCCGCGCTGCAAGAGATCGAAGTGACCGAAGACAACCTCGGCGACTTCTCCCGCTCGCTCAATGCTGGCGTCGACGCCCAGCTCAAGGTCATCAAGGGCGAACGCCAGGCCTATAACCTCGACACCGAGGAGGGCGACAAGACAGTTGATACCTTGGCCTCTCTGATGGACGAGCTATCGAAGGAAGCCTGACATGAAGCCCGAGCATCTGAAGCTGCTCCGGGACAAGCGCTGGCGACTGAACAACCTCTACTTCATCACGGACAAGCAGGGCAAGAAGGTCCGCTTCCGGATGACGGACGAGCAGGTCGAGTACTTCGAGGGTATCCACACTCGCAACATCATCCTCAAGGCTCGACAGCTCGGCTTCACCACTGAGTGCTGCATCATCCAGCTGGATGCAGCACTGTTTGAGTCTGCGAAGTGCGCCCTGATTGCTCACACCCTGAACGACGCCAAGCGCTTGTTCCGGGAGAAGGTGAAGTACGCCTACGACAACCTGCCGAACGAGATCAAGGCAGCGAACCCGGCCAGCAACGACGCTGCCGGCGAGCTGGTGTTCAGCAAGGGCGGATCGATCTACGTCAGCACCTCGTTCCGGGGCGGCACACTGCGCTACCTGCACGTTTCCGAGTTCGGGAAGATCTGCGCCAAGTATCCGCACAAAGCGCGCGAGATAGTCACTGGTGCGTTCGAGGCGGTGGCCGCTGAATGCTTTGTCACGATCGAGTCGACCGCAGAGGGTAGGGCGGGCTACTTCTTCGATTACAGCCAGGCTGCCGAGAAGCAGCACCTTTCCGGCGTCCCGCTGGGTCAGCTGGATTGGAAGTTTTTCTTCTTCAGCTGGTGGAAGAATCAGGGCTACTGGCTCGACCCTTCTACCGCGATCATCCCGGACCGGCTGACCAAGTATTTCGACGAGCTTTGCGCCAAGCACGGCATTGTCACCAACCCCGGTCAGCGCGCCTGGTACGCAGCCAAAGAGCGGACGCTGGGCGACGACATGAAACGGGAATACCCGTCGATACCGGCCGAGGCGTTCCAGCAGTCGATCGAGGGCGCGTATTACGCCCAGCAGTTCAACAAGCTCTACACCGATCAGCGCATCGGTGTGATCCCGGACAACCGACACCTGCCGGTGATGACCTTCTGGGACATCGGTGTGAGCGACTCCACGGCTATCTGGTTCGTGCGCAAGGTGGGCGAGCAGTACCACCTCATCGACTACTACGAGAACAGCGGCGAGGGCCTGCGGCACTACATGAAGGTGCTGAAGGACAAGGGGTACACCTACTCCGAGCACTGGGGGCCGCACGACATCGACAACCGCGAGTTTGGCAGCGATGCCAAGACCCGGCGGGAACTGGCCCGCGAGGGCTATGAGATCGACGGCCAGAAATACAGCATGACGTTCCAGGTGGTGCCGAAGATCGGCATCAACGACGGTATCGAGCAGGTCCGCGAGATCCTTCCCCACTGCGCGTTCGACGAATCCAAATGCGAGGAGGGTATCGCGTGCCTGGAAAACTACCGCAAGGAGTGGGACGACAAGCGTGGCTGCTGGAAAGACAAACCGCTTCACGACTGGACCTCGCACGGCTCTGACGCCTTCCGGTACTTCGCTGTCGCCAAGAGCGCCCGCAAGCCGGTCAAATCAATCAAGATGGGATTCGCACGCTGATGCCAGACGTCCAATTCAAACGCACCGAATACGACGGCGCCCAATCGCGTTGGCGCTTGGTGCGTGACGTCTGCAAGGGCTCCGAAACTGTAAAGCACCGCGGCGATTTGTACCTGCCCCGACCAAACCCGGGCGATACATCGGACGACAACAAGGCGCGGTACCTGAGCTACATCGCTCGTTCCGTGTTCTACAACGCCACCGGCCGCACGAAGAACAGCCTTGTGGGTGCAGTCTTCCGCACCTGGCCGACATTGACTGTTCCGGCCGCGCTCGACTACGTCGCAAAGGACGTGGATGGCCAGGGCGTGAGCATCTACCAGCAGTCCCAAGCCGTCATTGGCCATCTGCTGGAGGTTGGCCGTCACGGCCTGCTGGTTGACTACCCCACGGTTGAATCAGGCGCTGTGAGCGTCGCTGACAGCGTTGCCAGCGGTATCCGGCCAACCGTTGCCAGCTACGTCGCTGAGTCGATCATCAACTGGAAGGCTCGCAAGGTTGGCGGTCAGTACCTGCTGAGCCTGGTCGTGCTCAAGGAAGTGGTCGACAAAGAAACCGAGGATGGTTTCGGCGTTGAGGCGAAAGACCAATACCGGGTTCTGCGCCTGACTGATGAGGGCGTCTATCAGCAGGAGCTTTGGGACGAAGAGGGTGGCTGGACTGCGGCGACCGAGGTGCAAACCCCGCTCGATGGTGCAGGTCAACCATGGCGGGTAATTCCGTTCATCTTCGTGGGCAGCGAGAACAACGATTCCAGCATTGACGACGCGCCGCTGTACGACATGGCCGAGATCAACATCGGCCACTACCGCAACAGCGCCGACTACGAGGAGGCCAGCTACTTGGTCGGTCAGCCTCAGCCGTGGATGGCGGGCCTGGACGAGCAGTGGCGGGATCACCTGGAAGAGACTGGGATCTACCTCGGTGCGCGTGCGCCGTGGTTGCTACCTGCCAATGGCACATGCGGCATGCTGCAGGCTCAACCCAACACACTGGCCAAGGAGGCCATGGACGCCAAGGAAAGCCAGATGGTTGCCCTGGGCGCCCGGCTGATCGAACGCGGCAGCGCAGTGAAGACTGCCACGCAGGCCGACAACGAAAGCGCCGCTGAGCACAGCGTGCTGTCGCTGGTCGTCAGCAACGTAAGCGAGGCTTACACCCAGTGCCTGGCCTGGATGCAGCAGTTCATGCGCCTGTCCGGTGAGGCTGAGTACAAGCTCAACCAGGACTTCAGCCAGATCACCCTGGACGCGACCATCCTCTCTGCGCTGTTCAATGCTGTGCAGGGCGGGCGCCTACCGGCTGCCGACTTCTGGCAGTACCTGCGCGATCGCGGCGTGATCAACCCAGAGAAGACCGACGACCAGATCCGTGGCGAGCTTGAGGCTGAAACGGCAAGCCTGGGCCTGGATGATGAGGAAGACGAAGATGACGGAGCAGCAGCAGGCAATACTTGATGCCACGATCCGCAACGCCGTCTTTCTGGAGCGATTGAAAGCCTCGGAAGTGGAGAAGTTTGCCCCATTCCTCAAGGAGATCGACCGATCGCTACGCCAGCGGCTCAATCGTGGTGACCTGAGCACTTACACGATTGAGCGGCTCAATAGGCTGCTGGACGAGGTAGGCGCTCTGCTCTTGGGTATCTTCGGCCGATTCACGGATCAGCTGACGCTTGACCTGGTGGACCTTGCCAATTATGAGGCCCAGTTCGAGGCGACCAATCTGACCAAGGCAGCACCTATCACCGTGAGCGTCGAAGCAGTGGTGCCCACGGCGGCTGCAATCAGGTCAGCGATCCTCACCAACCCTCTGAGCATTCGTGGGGCAGATGGCGGCAAGCTTCTGGAGCCCTTCATCAAGGATTGGACCACTGCCGAGCGCAACCGGGTAACCGGTGCGATCCGGCAGGGATTCTTCGAAGGGCAGACCAACAGCCAGATCATTCAGCGCCTTCGCGGCACCAAGGCGCTGAAGTATTCAGATGGAATCCTGGCTGTCACAGACCGCAACGCGACGACGGTGGTGCGCACATCCATCCAGCACGTTGCCACCCAGGCGCGCATGGAGACGGCCAAGGCCAACACCGACATCGTGACCAGGATCGAGCTGGTGGCCACACTCGACAGCAAGACCAGTCAGATCTGCAGGACGCTAGACGGCAAGACGTTCCCGGTGGATTCGGGGCCTCGGCCGCCATTCCATCCGAACTGCCGAACCACCTTCGTTATGGTGACCAGGCTCAGCGAGTTGTTCGCTCAAGGCGCCACGCGCGCTTCGAAAGGCGCTGACGGGCCAGGCCAGGTCAGTGCTGACCTCACCTACTACGAGTGGCTCAAGAAGCAGCCTGCAGCATTCCAGGATCAGGCCATCGGCAAGGCCCGCGGCGCCCTGTTCCGCAATGGCGGCTTGACCACCGAACGATTCTCCGAGCTCCAGCTCGACCGCAACTTCAAACCGCTGAACCTCGAGCAGATGAAGGCCCTAGAGCCTTTGGCGTTCGAGCGCGCAGGCATCTGACCCGCTGGCTGAGCCGGCACACCAGTCCCAGGGGGACAAACATGAAATATCTGATCGACAAGGCCGCCTACGACGCTTTGGAGCCATCCCTGCAAGCCTTCTACAAGGCCCAGGGTGAAAACTACGTGCTGGTGATCGAAGGGCTGCCTGCCCCCGAAGACACCGCGGGCTTGAAAGCCAAGGTCGACGAGTTGTTGCGGGAGAAGAAGGACGAGAAGACCAAGCGCGAGCAGGCCGAGGAAGCTGCCCGCCTGGCCGCCGAGGAAGCCGCTCGCAAGAACGGCGATACCGAAGCGCTGGAGCGCAGCTGGAACGAGAAGCACACCAAGGCACTGGGCGAGAAGGACACAGCCCTCTCCGCTGCTCAGGCGCAGATCCACGCGCTGACTGTGGGCGCCACTGCTGCCCGCCTGGCCGGTGAGCTTGCTGTGCATGGCTCTTCCGCCGTCCTGCAGCAGCTGATCGAGCCACGCCTGAGCATGGAGATCCGCGACGGCAAGCCTGTCGTGATCGTGCTCGACATCGATCGCCGCCCATCTGCGCTGACGGTCGACGAATTCAAGGAACAACTGTTCAACGATGCCGCTCTGGCGCCGTTGATTGCAGCAAGCAGGGCTACTGGCGGCGGGGCCGGCGGTGGCAAAAGCGGCGGGGCCGCGAAAACGTGGGACCAAATGAGCGGCATGGAGCGCGTTGAGCTCCGCCGAACCAACCCCGCCGAGCACGCGCGCCTGAGCGCCGCGGCCAAGGCAAAGTAAAGGACATCAGCAATGCCAACCATCCTCTCCGATGTGATCTTCCGCGACGAATTGCGGGATTACATCAACGTGAACACCTCCGAGCGCACCGCGTTCTTCCAGTCCGGCATCCTCGCGATGAACTCGGATATGGCCCAGCTTCTGGCCAGTCCATCGAACACCTTCACCATTCCGTGGTGGGTCGATCTGGACGCCTCGATCGAGTCGAACTACTCGAACGACGTGTACACCGACATCGCGGTGCCGCTGTCGGTCACCAGCGCCTCCATGCAGGCGCGCGCCGCCTACCTCAACGAAGGCTGGAACGCGATGAACTTGGTGAAGAACATCACCAAGCAGGATCCGCTGGAATTCGTGGCAGGCCGTCTGACCAGCTACTGGCAGCGTGTCGCCCAGCGCCGCACCATCGCTACCAGCATCGGCATCTACAACGACAACGTAGCGTCCAACGGTGGCGACATGGTCGTTGATGCAGGCGGCACCATCAACGCTGCTTCCATCATCCGCGCCAAGGCCACCATGGGTGACTACTCCGGCCAATTGGGCGGTCTGAGCGTCATTGCAATGCACTCGGCGGTGCAGACCGAACTGCAGATCCTCAACCTGATCGACTTCACCCCGCTGGCCGACCAGATCCCCGAGTTCGGTCGCTTCCAGGGCATGCGCGTCGTGGTAGACGACTCGATGCCAGTGATCGGCACCGGTGCAACTGCCAAGTACCTCTCCGTCATCTTCGGCCCTGGCGCAATCGGCTACGAAGAGCAGCAGCCTGAAGGCGAAGACGGCCTGGAATACGAGCGCGCCCCGGACCGCGGCAATGGTGGCGGTACCGAAACCCTGTGGAGCCGTCGCAACTTCGTTGTGCACCCGCTGGGCTTCTCGTTCACTGGCAGCACCATCACCGGCACCCCTACCACCAGCCGTCCAATCTCGGCGAACTGGTCGGACCTGGCGCTGGCGACCAATTGGGAGCGCAAGTTCGACCGCAAGCAGGTCCCTCTGGCGTTCGTAACCTCCACCGTATCGGCCTGACCGACAGCTGGCCCCGCCCGGGGCCGGCAGCTCTGAAGGAGAAAGATCATGGCAGTTGAAAAAGACAAGCACATCGACCCGAACGTAAAAGCGCGCTGGGGCTACGGTGGTTCCGAAGGTAATATCACCGTCGGCCCGCAAACCGTTGGCGAAACCGGTGGTGTGGATTCGGTCCGCACTGATTCGGACGAAACCGCGGCGCGCAACAACGGCGGCGGCAAGAACACCGAGGCCGCCAAGGCCGGGAAAACCACGAAGGAATAATCCATGCTCATCATCGAGGACGGTACCGGCAAGCCAAATGCCGACAGCTACTCAACGGCGGAGGAACTGGTCAGCTACGCCATGATGTATGGCGTGACCATTCCGGCCGATGAGGTGGCGCAGGAGGCGCTGCTGCGCCGGGCCGCCTTGGCGATGAATGGCATGAAGTGGAAAGGACGCCGAACAAACCCGGATCAGGCCTTGGCCTGGCCCCGGAAGGACGTGATCGTCGATACCGAGATCAAGCCTTCCAACTACATTCCTGCACGTATCCAGTACGGGCAGATGGCGCTTGCCGCCGAGATCCATGCCGATGACGTTGACCCGGTTGATTCGCGCAAGGGCGCGGTCACCCTGGAGCGTGTCGAAGGCGCTGTGACGCGTGAGTACGCCGCGATCAGCAGCACCAGCAGCAGACTGTTGCCGGCGGCGCCAGACCGGCCCAGCCGCTCGCAGTTCGCTGATTACCTACTCAAGCGGGGGCTCTTCGCCGTCCGCGCCTGATATAATGGTCGGGCGGCTAGGTTGATCCCCGAAGAGCCGGCCCCTAACCGGCCTGCCGCACCTCCAAGTTAGGGTTCGTACTGTAGGGGTATGAAATGGCAGAAGCAGATAAGGTCTGCAGCGAAAGCGGCTGCGCCAGAAAGCATTACGGCCGCGGATTGTGCGGACTGCACTATCAACGGCAACGGAAGTCCGGCAGCACCACTGCAAATGGCACTGAGCGCGGCGCGCCAAAACGGATGCTGGATGCAGCATGTGATTCGAAATCTGAACTTTGTCTGATTTGGAAATTTTCCGTAGGCGGCCACGGCTATGGCCAAATCAATATCGGCGGGGCGCCCAGGCTTGTTCATCGCATTGTCTGCGAGAAATTACACGGTCCGGCACCTTCGTGCGAGTTCGAAGCAGCCCACTCTTGCGGCAATCCGCTCTGCATAAACCCACAGCACCTTGCTTGGGCTACACCAGTTGCCAACCAGTCGGATAAGTACAAACACCAAACAGATAACAAAACAGTCCAGAACTGGCAGCGCAAGCTGACCACACAAGATGTTGTCGAGATTCGGGAAAACGTGCTTGGGTTAACTATCAAGCAGGCTGCTGCGCACTATGGTGTATCGCTGAGCAGCATTATTCGAGTCCGTGCGCTAAAGCAGAACGCTGACGTGATCTAAATATAAGGAGCAGACGTGGCCATTTTCTACGACGAGATGGCCGCAGTGGCTCTCGACCTGATCACTGAGTTCGGCCAGCCGGTGATCATCCTGGACGTAACGCCGGGTGAGTATGACCCCGAAACAAGCCAGAACGGCCCAGACACGGTCGTGGAGCGCACCGCGCAAGGCATCCTGCTCGACTTCACCGGTTACGAGTTCCAGACCAACAGCCTGATCCAGTTCGGCGACAAGAAGCTGAAGATCGCCGCGCAGGGCCTTGGATCGGCGCCCGGCCTTCTGAGCAAGGTCGCGGCCCAAGGCCGAACCTGGTCGATCATCCCGCCGGTGAAAGAGATCAACCCGGCCGGCACGCCGATCCTGTACGAGCTGCAGGTGCGCTCATGAGCAAGTACGCGGGCAAGCAGGGCAGCTTCGGACTGCAGCTGGCCGAGTTTGCAGAAAAAGCCAATGCGGCGATCAATGCCTCAGTACGCGAAGTGGCCATAGAGATCGGCAACTCGCTGATCCGCATGTCTCCAGTGGATACCGGCCGATTCAGGGCCAACTGGCACGCCTCTTTGGACTTCATTGAGCCATACACCTTTGACGATCTCGACCCAAGCGGGCGCGAGACGATCGAATCGCTTGTGGCCGCATTCAACGACTTTCGGCCAGGTCAGCAGATCTACATCGTGAACAATCTGCCCTACGCCATCCCGCTCGAGTACGGCCACTCTGCTCAGGCGCCCGGAGGGATGGTGCGGATCACTCTGGCCCGATTCCAGCGGATCGTCGACGAAGCCATCAGGAACAACCAGGTATGACTCACGCGACGATACGCAAGATCTACGAGGCTCGACTCCAGGCTTGGGCCGCCGCTCGGGTACCGGCACTGCGCATCGCCTATCAGGGCGACAAGTTCGAACCCCAAGCCGGCGAGACCTACCTGGCAGCCTTCACTCTGCCGGCCAGCGTCGATAGCCAGGACCTGCAAGGCGCGCACCGGCTCTACCTCGGCATATTCCAGGTGAGCATCGTCACACCGGCAGGCAAGGGTGCAGGCTCAGCCGAGGCGATCGCTGACGAGCTGGCAGCGCTGTTCCCGCTGAACCTGCGCCTGACGCGTGATGGGATGACAGTCATGGTCTACACGCCCGTTGAGCCAGGCCCAGGCATCAGCGAGGACGCCACCTACACCGTCCCGGTCTCCTTCCGATACCGCTCAGACACCATCTAAATTCGCCCGTTGGGCAAACACCAGAACCCGCCATGTGCGGGTTTTGTCATTTCTGCATAGAGGGAAACACAATGGCATTTCGTCTGCCCAACGGCGCAACCATGGAAATCGCAGCCACTTTCAGCGCTCTGGCGCTGGTCACTGCGATCAGCAACGCAAACCCGGCCGTGGCCACTTCGAACGCTCACAGCTTCGAGGATGGCGACATCGTTGTCGTTACCTCCGGCTGGTCGCGCCTCAACGAGCGTGCGGTGCGCGTCGACAATTCGCTGACCAACACCTTCGCGCTTGAAGGCGTCAACACCCTCAACACCCAGGTCTACACCGCCGGCGGCGGCGCTGGCAGTGCGCGCTCCGTCGACAGCTGGGTGCAGATCCCGCAGATCACCGATGTGGCATCCACCGGTGGCGAGCAACAGTTCCTCACTGTCGGCTTCCTGGAAGACGACGAGGACAAGCAGATCCCCACCAACAAGAACCCGATCAGCATGACGCTGACGGTCGCCGACGACCCGACCCTGCCATATGTGCCCGTGGTCGAAGCCGCCGACGAGGACAAGGAAGCCCGCGTCCTGCGACTGAACCTGCCGGATGGCTCCTCGATCCTCTACAACGCCTTCGTGTCGATCACCTCGACCCCAACTCTGGGCCGAAATGCGCTGATGACTCGCACCATCACCATCTCGCTGACCAGCCGTATCGCCCGCTACATGGCCGCGTAAGGACAGATCATGCCCAGCTTCAAGATCGCTCAACCGACCACGTTCACCGTGAAGGTGCCTATCCCGCAGGTCGGCCTCCAGCCTGCGATGGTGGGGATGACGTTCAAACACCGCAACCGCGAGGAAATCGCCGAGCTGTACGACCAGTGGGACAAGCAGGTCGAGCAGCTTCGCAAGAGCTTCGAAGGCAAGGAGCCGACTCTCGCCGAGGTCACCGCCGCCGAGATCGACAACAGCGCGCGACAGGTGAAGGACCTGGTCGTCTCCTGGGGCTTCGACGATGAGTTCAGCGACGAGAACATCCGTGAACTGGTCAAGAGCTGCATGGGCGTGTCCGACGCCATCGTGCAAGCCTATGGCGACGCCTACACCAAGGCCCGCCTGGGAAACTGAAAGCGGCCGCACGTATGCTTTACGAAGCCGGGCCCAGCGCTGCCGAGGTTGGCGCGTTCGGCCTGACGCTCGACCAGATACCCCAGGAAGAGTGTTACGTGTGGCCGGAGAACTGGCCAAGCTTCTGCGTGTTCGAGTCAATGACCACGCAGTGGCGCAGCGGGCCGGGCGGCGCGACGGGGCTGGACTACGTGTCCATACCGGTTGTGATGCGCCTGGTGGGGGTCGAGAAGAAGCGCCGGCCCATGGTGTTCGAGGATGTGCGCGTCATGGAGGCTGCTGCGTTGGGTGTGATGGCTGATGAGCGGGACCGGTCGGCATAGTTGGCTATCCGTACAGATGCTAGAATCATCGCATCATGAACGGAGGTATCAACGTGACGGAACCGTCGAGCCCATTGCTTTCCATTGGATTGCTGCTGTTGGCGTTCTTCGCCTATTTTCTGCCTGCAATGATTGCCTCCAAGCGCAATCATCCTAATGCGCCGGGCATATTCCTTCTGGACCTGTTCTTGGGCTGGACATTCATCGGTTGGCTCGCAGCGCTGATCTGGTCGGTGTCCGCTATCCGTGAGAAGGATTCGGTACCCTCGACCGTGGCTGGTGAGGACAAGTACCAGACACTGGAGCGGCTGGCCGCCCTGAAAGAAAAGGGCGCGCTAACTGAGCAGGAGTACCAGCTGGAGAAATCCAAGCTGCTGAGCTGAAACGAATACCCAACTGAACCCGCTCCGGCGGGTTTTTTTATGCCCGGAGAAAACATGAACATCGCTGAACTTGGCATCAGAATCGACACGACTGGTGCCGACAAGGCGACCGCTGACCTCGACAAGTTGACAGCTGCGGGTGACCGTGCAGAGCAGTCCACGACTGGGCTGATGGGCGAGATCAATGCGCTGGAGAAGTCCCTTTCGCAAGGGGCGAAGTCTACGCAGGAGCTGGCCAAGCAGCGCGATAGCCTGGCGCGCCTCACCAAGGCTGGCGCCTACAATGAATCCGAGTTCGCAAGGATCACCAAAGACCTGGACAAGCAGCAGGTCGCCCTGGTCAAGTCGACGCTGGACGAGCAAAAAGCCCTAAACAGCCTCCTCGCAGCGATTGATCCGGCTCAAGCGAAGCTGTCAAAGCTCGACAGTCAAGTGCAAAGCCTGGGCAAGGCATTCGACCAGGGTAAATTGACACAGCAGCAGTACAATGCGGCGTTGTCGAAGATCGACTCCCAGCACTCCGAACTCGACAAGGGCGCATCAGCCATGTCGCGCCTGGGGCTCAATACTAGGCAGGCGCAAGAGAACGTCGTTCAGCTCGGCAATGCCCTCTCGACTGGCGATGTGGGTAGCGGTCTGCGCGCCATTACCCAACTCGGCGCTGAGGCGAAGGTTTCGGCGGCAAGCATTGCTTCAATCGCTGTACCTGCTGGTATCGCAGCGGCTGCCATCGGCACAGTAGTCTACGCCTGGATTGACGGTCAGCGCGAAGCGTCCGCATTCAATCGAGCGTTATCGGTAGGAAACAATGCAGCAGGTCTGACTGCTGATGGCCTGCAGGCAGTTGCTCGCCGCGCCGCTGACGTCACACAGAACTTCAGCGCCTCCCGCGATGCTGCGCTTGCCCTGGCCGAAAGCGGAAAGGTCAGCGCTGACCAGATGCAAAACCTGACAGAGGCGTCTGCCGCGATCGCTACCTTTACCGGTAAGGGAGCAGATGAGGTAGCGAAGGGTTTCGCCTCCATGGGGCGCTCGGCAAGTACCGCGGCCGAGAACATCAGTCAGCAGTACGGCCTGATCACTTACGAGCAGTACCAGTCCATCAAGGCCATCGAAGACAACGGCAGTGCGCAGGAAGCGCTTGACGCACTCAGCGCCACACTGAACGAAAACGCTCAGAGCCGGCTGAAGCGCTACCGCGAATCGCTTTCTGACATTGAGCGCGTATGGGACGACATCAAAGAGGCAACCAAGCGGGCCTATGCAGAGGTGCGCGGCGAGATATTCCCTGACGCCACCAAGCAGCTGGAGCTGGTGCGCCGGCAGATCAAGTTTATCCAGGACAATCCGCTCACGTCGGCGATCCCATCCTTTTTCACCAACGGCCTGAAATCCCGTGATGAGGTATTGGCTGGATACGAAGCTCAGGCGGCAGCCCTGGAAGGGCAGATCAAGCTGACTGGGGAGCAGACGAAAGAGCAATCGGAGCTGGACAAAGCCAATCAGCGGCTGATTGATCTTCAGAAAGGCCTCGATGCACAGATGGACAACGTCAGCCCGCTGGCGCGCCGCACGAAGGCGATCAAGGACCTCAGGACGCAGTTCTTCGAACTGTATGAGGCATCTGAAAGGACGGGCACGAAAAGCCCACTGCTCGACGGAGTGGACTTCGACGGCAAGAACTTCTCCGGCGGAGCCTATGACAGCCTCCTGAAAGGAATCAATGATCGCATCAAAGACAAGCGCACTCCCAAGGCAAAGGCTTACACGGAGGATGCAGGCACGAAGGCGCTGGACAATGCCAAACAGCAATATGCCGTCCTGCTACAGCAAGAATCTGCTATCGACAAGCAGTCGCTCAGCTCTGAGAAAATCGGAGCTCAGGCCCAAGCTCTGATCAAATTTGAGCAGCAGCTAGCCGACATCAAGGAAAAGAAAACACTGACTGCCGAGCAGAAATCTTTGCTGGCGAATCAGGAGCTCATCCGCGCCCAGCTCAAGAGAAACGCCGATCTTGAGGCTAGCATCACAAAGCAGCAGAAGGGTATTGAGGCAGTAAAACAGGCCGAGAAGGATCGTATCGAGCTGCTCAAGCTGACCGGTCAGGCGTTGGCAGCGAACGCTGCTGAGTCCGGCATCCTAGAAGCCGAGCAGCGCTTGAAGTACGAGCGCGAGGGTAACGTCGAAGCCTTGAAGCGCCTGGAAACTTTGAAGAAGATCCGCGACGTTAATCTGCGTGCCTCTCAAAAGACTGACACAGTCGAAGGCGTCAGCAAGGCACCTGAGGCCGCTGGACTCGATGCTGTTGTCGGTGGTGCGGCGAGCGAAATAACGAGGCTCGACAAGGCGGCCAAGGAACTGGACGACTGGCGCCAGAAAGAGCTTGAGAAGCAGAAGGCCTATTTCGACCTTAAGGAACTCAACGAGGATAAGTACTTCGAGCGAGTTTCAAATATCAACAAGCAGTCCCAAGATAACCAGTCCAAGATCGAAGACGCGCGGAACAAGGCTTCCCTCGAGAACGCCTCGGAGTTCTTCGGCACGCTGGCCACCCTGACCCAGTCCGAGAACAAGAAGCTGGCCGCGATCGGTAAAGCTGCGGCAGTTGCCCAGGCCACCGTTGACGGTTTCCTCGCTGCGCAAAAGGCACTTGCTGCGTTCCCGCCCCCGTTCAACTTCGTCGCTGCTGCAGCGGTAGGTGTGGCCACCGCGGCCAACATCGCCTCCATCGCAGGGGTCGGCTTCATGGATGGCGGCTACACCGGCAACGGTCGCCGCGACGAGGTGGCCGGCCCTGTGCACCGCGGCGAATACGTCTTCGACGCACAGGCCACATCGCGCATTGGTGTCGGCAACCTTGAGGCGCTGCGCAGCGGCAACATCACTGCCAGCGCGGCGCCGATCGTGGCAGCCAGCCGCGCGCCGGTGTCCTCTGGGGCAGGTAACCCGATCCAGATCACCCAGCACAACAGCTACCCAGGTATCAGCAGTGCAAGCGAGGCCAAAAAGAGCAGCGCTCAGGCATCGAGGGATACCGTGCGGGCCATTGACAGAGCAAGGAGACACACCTGATGGCACAGTTCCTCGAAGAAAGGCTGCCGGCCACGATCAGCTATGGGGGCAGCTTTTCCGAGGATCATGCGGTGTCCACGGTTGAGACAGTCGGCGGCGATGAGTATCGAAGCCTGAGGCATCCGTTCGTGCGGTTGTCCTACGATATCTCGTACGCGCGGAACATCGGCTTCGTGCGGGACAAGGTGCTGAACCTCTACGCGCGCGCCAATGGCATGTACCGCGGCTTTCGGGTGAAGGACTTCAAGGACTTCACCACGAACGCCTACATCCTGGCACCGACGGCGCTGGATCAGCCGATGCAGTTGGTGACGCCCGGCGTTTACCAGCTGATGCGCTGGTATGGCAGCCCGACAGATCCGCAGGCGGCGCGGCGGAGGCTGCGCAAACCGGTCGCCGGGACGGTTAAGATCGCGTTCGGCGGTCAGGTCATTCCGAATGATCAGGTGACCATCGATTACACCACCGGTCTCGTCAGGCTTCCAGGCCTGGTCAGGTCCAGCATCACAGCGATCACAAAGGCTGCGCAGGCGGTGGTCACGGCTCCGGCGCATAGCTTCACCACAGGCCAATCGGTCGCGCTGTACGGTGTGCAGGGCATGACGCAGATCAACGGCCGCCGGGCAATTGTGACGCGCACCACCACCAACACCCTGACCCTGGACCTCGACAGTTCGTCATTCAGCGATTACGCCAGCGGCGGCCAGATCCAGAACCTGCCCCTGGATGGCGAGCAAATGACGGCGGGGTGTGAGTTCGACATCCCGTGTCGCTTCAATTCAGACATCTCGACCGGCTTCCCCGGCCACGGAGTGCTCACCTCCGACGGCATCCAGATCATCGAAATATTCAACCCGTAAGGCTTCCCTGATGAAAGCACACGTTGCCGACTGGCAGACGCGGGTTTACTGCGTCCGCATCGTGCCCGAGGGTGCTCCACCGGTGCGCATTGCCGGGTACCCGATCCCGCTGATCATGGGCAATGGTGCCGAATACCTGACCGAGAACGGCTACGAGTTTTCGGGCCTAGGCTCGGAGAGCGGCCTGGCTGCGGCGAGCGTCGACCTGGAAGGGATCCTATCGGCCGGCGCTATCAGCCGGGCCGATCTGACCTCGGGCGTCTACGACAATGCCCGCGTCTACCTGTTTGCTACCAGCTGGGCCGCGCCGGTCGAGGATGAAGAGCCGCTGAGCCTGATGTTCTGGGGCAAGACGACCATCACCGACGACAACAGCTACAAGGCCGAGCTGATGGGCGTGATCGATCTGCTGTCGCAGGAGACGGCGCGCACCTACGGGAACATGTGCGACTACACGTTCCTGGACCGCAGCCTGGACGGGACGGTGCTGCGCTCGTTCCGCAGTCGCTGCACCGGGCCGCGCGCCGCGCCGGACGGGCCGGTGTTCGAGAACCTGCTGGTCACCGGCACTGCTACGGCGGTGGCCTCCCAATACGTATTCACCGACGCCGCGCGCACCGAGCCCGACGACTACTTCGGCAACGGGGCCATACGGTTCCTGACCGGCCTGAACGCCGGGCTTAAGCCTCTGGAGATCAAGAGCTACGCCGCCGGCGTGATCGAGGTGCATGAGGCGTTCTCCTACCTCCCGCAGGTGGGCGACCAGTACGAAATGCTCCCCGGCTGCCGCAAGCGCCTCACCGAGGACTGCGCGGGCAAGTGGGGTAATGGCAAGAACTTCGGCGGCTTCGATGACGTGCCGACACCGTCGCAGTACACGCAGGTAGGGAGGAACTGATGGATATCGTGGATTACGCGCAGGAGTGCGCGCGCACGCCCTTCAGGCACCAGGGCCGGGTGAAGGGGCTGGGCATGGACTGCGCGGGCCTGCTGGCCTACTGCCTGGACCGTGCCGGGCTTCCCTACAAGGACGAGAACGGCTACGGCCGCAACCCCTTCGACGGGACGCTGGAACGCGCGCTGGATGATCAGCCCTCGCTCGATCGCATTCCCACCGGTGAGGCCCAGCGCGGCGACGTGCTGCTGATGCGCCTGCTCCGGTCCCCGCAACACATCGCAATCCACGCCGGCGATATCGACGGCCATCCCTATGTCATCCATGCCAGCGAGCAGCACGGCGGGGTCGTCACTCACCGCCTTGATGAGGTGTGGGGCGCCCGGGTCATGCGTGCGTACCGAGTGAGGCCATCTGAATGAGCACAAGCGCACTGCTGGGCGGCCGTGGCTCCATCCTGTTCAAAGCGTTCAATACCACATTCCTCGGCGTGCCCGGTTGGCTGGACCGAAAGTTTGCCGCGCCTGAGACCGAAGGCCCGCGCCTGGGCGACCTGTCGGTGCAAACCTCCACCTACGGCGCCGAGATCGGCCACGTGCACGGCACAATCGCGCTGGCGGGCAACCTGATCTGGCTTGAGAACAACAAGCTCAAGGAGACGGTGCACAAGAAGAAGTCCGGCGGCAAGGGCGGGGCCAGCACCACGCCGACGCGTACCTTCAGCTACTCGGCGACCTTCATCATCGCCATCTGCGAAGGGCCTATCGATGGCATCGCGCGGATCTGGTGCGGTGACAAGCTGATCTACAACGCGGCCAGTTCCGACATTGGCACCATCATCGCCAGCAACAAATCGGCCAAGGGCTTTCGGATCTACTACGGCACCGATGACCAGCTGCCGAATCCGCGTTACGAGGCAGCCAAGGGCGTCGGCAAAGCCTCTGCATTCCGTGGCCTGGCCTACGTCGTCTTCGAAGATTTCCAGCTGGCCGACTATGGCAACACGCTGCAGGCTGCCGAGTTCAAGTTCGAGATCGTGCAGGTTTCAAGCTACAGGGACGAGCGAGAAGTTAATCACTCCGAAATCCCGATCAAATTTAAGTCAGGTTCAGCGGATGGCGCGGGCTACCCCTATCTGGCATCGGCTGACGGGGTGCTAAACGTCACTACCGGGAAGGGTGGACAATACACATTCGGGCTCGACGGAGATTTCCTTGGTCCTATAGGGTCAGGAAAGGTTTTACCAGAATTTCCCCCAGGGGGACCATACCCTTGCGGTTTCGTAGGTACAGACCTTGTCACGTTGAATGACGCCCTCATCGGCTCCCTGACTATCGGGCAGAAGGTATTCCTGACGCCACGAAAGTATCAAGATTTCCTTCCCCAGAATCATTATCTCGTCGGCATGGCGTTCACTGATGATGCAGAAACGCTGATGGTCTTCACGGACTCTCGACCTGGTTCGGAACAGGCCCATTCGGCTGACACGTTTTTCGTGCTAGACAATGGCGGGCAGATCCAGAAACAGGGGAAAGTTAGCGCCACCGGGCTCAATAGTCAGACAATAGGGTTCGGTCCTGCAGCTCGAGCCAGCTATGTGTGCAATTCCTTGGAAAATGAAGGCGAGTACCTCTGGACCGCAAGTGGGCTGCGTGCCGGCAACCTGATCCTGTATAGGATTGCAGATGAGCTATCGCTCGTGGGCTCTATCCCTGGCACGGTCTATTCGGACTTCGCGTACCCATCGATGCTTGCCAAGGACGGGATGGCCTATGTCGTTGCCGGCGACCGTATCAACGTGTTCACTCGTCTCGGCCAGCTCCTGTCCGAGCCGCCCGCACTTGAGCAGGTCCTATCGGCCGAGGTTCTGCGCTCAGGCCTACTGAATCAAGATGACATTGATGTCTCGATGCTTGACTCTTCAGTCAAGGGATACGCTGTACAGGGCGGAACCATCCGGTCGGCTATAGAGCCACTGCAGCGCGCGTATCGTTTCGACGTGGTGCAGTCCGGGTATGTGGCCCGATTTCTCCCGCGCGGAGGTGAGCCCGTCGCAACAATACCGTACCTGTCCCTGATCTCCGAAGGGGGCAACTCGTCGGATGTGTTGCTTGAAGAGCGCGAGATGTACACCGAGCTGCCAGTGCGCACCACAGTGAAATACATCGATGCGCCGCGGGAATACTCTGTATCGAATCAGACTTTCGAGCGCCTGAGTGCGAAGGCGGTTGGCAAGCAGGACCTGGAAGTGCCGATCGTGCTGACGGCAACCGAGGCGCTGCAACTGGCCGAGATCATGACGTTGCTGCCCTGGCTGGAGCGTTCGTCGTTCAGCTTCAAGCTTCCGCCGATCTATCAGCCCTTGGAGCCGGGTGACGTTATTATCATACCGGCGCCGTGGGCGACCATGGAGCTGCGCCTGGACAAGGTCGACTATGGACAGGACGGCACGCTGCAATGCGAGGGCATGCCGAATAGATCGACGCTGTACACCAGCAAGGCCATTGCCAACGAGCCACCGGAGCCGATCAGCACCATACCGGTCTCTGGGCCGACCTTGTTCGTGCCGATGGACATACCGGTCATATCGGAGAACCAGCAGAACTCGCCGAGCTTCATCGGCGCTGTAGTTGGCTACACGCCTGGCTGGAACGGCGCGCTGCTGGTGCAGAGTCAGGATGACGGCCAGACCTGGTCGGACCTGCAAGGCTTTGTCGGGCCAAGCACCATCGGTATCGCTTCCAACACGCTTCCGGCCAGTGCCTCGACAGTGATGGACGAGCGCGTGCTTTCGGTGCGTATGATCGCCGGGCAACTGGAGAGCATCACTCGCGACCAGATGCTGGTGGGCCGGCATTACGTGGCCTACGGCGTGGACGGCCGATGGGAGATTGTACGCTTCCAAAGCGCTGAACTGCAGGCCGATGGCACTTACAACGTCAGTCGCTTCGTGCGGGGCGAGCGAGGTACCGAGTGGGCCACAGGCCTGCACCAGGCCAATGACTACTTCATCCTGCTGGACGACCCCGACAACATCAGCATCGGCATGTCGACTGAATCGCTGATGGCCGACCGTACGTACCGCGCGATCACCAACGGTTCCGACCTGGACAGTGCCAGCGACGTGGACTTCACGTATCGGGGTGTCAACCTCGAACCGCTGAGCCCGGTCTACCCGGCGGCGCGGCGCGATGCCGATGGGGCAGTTACGCTCACGGTGCAGCGCCGCAGCCGGCTGTCATCGTCGTGGTGGGCAAACGGTATGGAGGCACCCGTGGGCGAGACCACACTGACCCTGGAGGCGGACGTCATGTCAGGCGGATCCGTCAAACGAACCCTGACCAGCACCACCGGCGTGTTCACCTACAGCGCCGCCGAGCAGACCGCCGACTTTGGCGCCGTACAGGCCTCGATCAACTTTCGTGTCTACCAACTCTCGACCGTTGTCGGTCGGGGCTACCCCCTTGAGGTCTCCGTATGACAGCAACCAACAAGCTCGGGCTTGAGCTGCTGCAGAATGCTGCCGCAAACCAGACCCTGGCCAACACCACCTTTGCTCTCTTGAACCAGCTGGTGCAGGCCGGAGTGGCGGACAAGGATCTGGCCGCGCCGCCTGCGTCGCCTGCCGATGAATCACTTTACATCGTGGGTGCGTCGGCCACCGGCGCCTGGGCGGGCCGAGATGGCCAACTGGCCTACTGGCTGATCACAGCTGGCGCCTGGCAGTTCATCGAGCCAAGGGAAGGCTTCTTCCTGCATGTGAACGATGAGGACGTTTTCTACAAGTTCACCGGAGCGGCCTGGGAAGTTTTCTCTGGCGGATCGGGCGGAGGTGGGGACTTCAAGAAAGACGGCTCGGTTCAGATGACCGGTGCGATTGAATACGCCAATGAGGTCTCGGTCACTAACGCGTTCAGCGGTAATGTGTGGGATATGGGTGCTGCGAATAGCAACTTCGTATCCGCCACGTTCTACAGTCCGAACCCCGTCATCACCATGCTCAGCAGTTCACCGCTTCCTCAAAACGGTTCATTCCGGCAAGTACGATTTGAAAACGATGGAACACTGAAGCATGACCCCGCATTCCTGATACTGCCCACCGGCGCCGATATTGCAGTTCGCGCAGGCGATACAGCGATTTTCCGTTATCGAGGGCAGAGCGAAAACAAATGGGAATGCTCTTTTTACCAGCGCGCGGATGGAACGCCTCTCAAATCTGGAGCTGGCTTCACCGAAGCCCAGGTGCGCGCAACGCCGCTCACCGGTCTCCCTGCAACAACCGGCGACGTCACCGAAACCGACAGCGTACTGTCCGGTATCGGCAAGCTCCAGGCGTCTAAGGTCGCCAAGGAGAGCGGCAAGATCCTGTCGACCAACGACTTCACGACCAATGAGAAGAACAAGCTGGCGGGTATCGCGGAGGGCGCTCAGGTCAACTCTGTCACTTCGGTTGCTGGGCGCACTGGCGATGTAAATTTGGCGAAAGGGGATGTAGGCCTCGGCAACGTCACCAACACCGCCGACGCCGATAAGCCAGTTAGCACAGCTCAGCAGACAGCGCTGAATGCCAAAGTCAGTAAAGCTGGTGCCGAATCAATTGATGGGGTCAAAACGTTCAGTAGCAGTCCCATTGTGCCTACACCTGCTGCTTCGGATACCTCGGCCAGTGTCGCGAATATGTCCTCCCTACGATCGGCGATGGCTCTATTTGGGATTGGAACGGTCAACGGACCCGCTATATCCGACGCCAATAGTGCAAACAACGGAGGGCTATTCAGCTTACCTTCCAATGCTTCCAATAACCCAACGGCTACTCCTTCGGCATTGCTGGTGGTGCCCTTCGATAGCGGCGGCTGCTTACAAATCTGCGCTTCTCTAACGTCAGGACAGAGGCTTCTTTGGCGTACAGAAGCAGGTGGCAGCTTTTCAGCTTGGCAGGAGGTTGCTCGGATCACATCTCCAACATTCATGGAGGCAATGAATGTTCTTTCAACCACGGGTAATGCCGGACTCCGTTTTGGCCGACAGAACGGAGCCGCATCAACTCCATACTTTGATTTTATAAGCGGCGGGGCAAATATAGGTTATGACTTCCGTCTGATTGCAACAGGAGGAAGCCCTTCTAACACTACCGTTGGTACTGGATTGCTAAGCATGTTGGGCGCAGGCCTAAATATCGGTACGCAATCGCAAAACGGTTCTGACAGGCTAACCGTAGCAGGCTCTGCTTCGTTTACCGGCGCCGTCAAGCTCGGAACCTTTACGCTAACCACATTGCCATCCGCGAGCGCGTTTAGCGGCTGTGTGATTTTAGTCTCGAACGCTACAGGGGGGCCGAAGTACTGCCACTCAAATGGCAGCGCCTGGCAAATACTCAACACTACGACGACTGTGAGCTGATAATGCCCGTATACAACGAAGACACCTTCAACTATGAAATCCTCCTGCGCTTCGGCGACACCGGCCCGAACAAAGGTCTGCTGACCGGCGCATCCAGAACCACCATCACGCAGACCACAAAGGATGGTGTGCCGATCGCCACGAACATCAATGCGCCCGAGCAGCTGGCGCTGATCGCGGGCGAGGAAGGCGAACTGCTCTCCACGGTCCTGGGCGAGGTCAACGCTGAAACCATCGTGCTGAACGGCCAATTGCAGGCCAGCTTGGCCGACCTCAATGCCATCGCAGCGCAGCAGCTGGAGCAGTTGACCCAGGTGCGCGGCGAACTCAGCGCCAAGGTGGCGGATCTGACCACCGCCCAGCAGACCATTGCAGACCTGCAGGCGCAGCTTGCCCAAGGCCGCACCACCGAGGAAGCGCGGGTCGAGGTTGCGGCCGAGCCCGACCCGGCAGCCTGACCCATCGCGCCATCCGATGCCCGCCCCGTGCGGGCTTTTTTTCGCCTGGAGAAAAGCATGAAGACCTCATCGAAGGGCATCGCCCTGATCAAATCCGCCGAAGGGCTTCGCCTCAAGGCCTACCCAGACCCCGGCACCGGCGGCCTTCCCTGGACGATCGGTTACGGCAGCACTTCGGGCGTCACCCGGAACATGGTCATCACCGGAGCTCAGGCCGAGGAGATGCTCGCGGAAGATCTGGTGCGGTTCGAGTGCATCGTGGAGCGCGCGGTGCGCGTGCCGCTCAACCAAGGCCAGTTCGATGCGCTGGTGTCGTTCACCTACAACGTCGGGGAGGGCAATTTCACCAAGTCGACGCTGCTACGCAAGCTGAATGCCGGTGATACCGCTGGCGCCGCCGGGCAGTTCTCCCGCTGGGTCCATGCAGGCGGCAAGGTGCTGCCGGGCCTGGTCAAGCGCCGTGCCGCTGAGCGGGCCATGTTTCTGGGTGTCGCGTGACGCGGGGCAAAGCGCTGGCCTATCTGGCTGCTGTGCTGGCGCTCATGGGCCTGTGCGGCGCTGCGCTGTACGCCGCCTACAGCCACGGCGTCACGGTGACCAACGCCGCGCGGGACGCTGAATGGTCGCAGGCCGTGGCCACCCAGCAGGCCGAACTTGCGCAGGCGGTGCAGACCGCTCGCGCCGAAGAACAACGCCTCCAGCGCGAGGCCAACCAGGTAGGAATCAATGCGAGAGAAAAGAACGCTGCTGCCGATGCTGATGGTGTCAGCCTTGATGCTGCTGGCGACCGGCTGCACGTCGAGGCCGGAAAGCTTGCCGCCAGCGTCGGCACCTGCTCCAGTGGTACCGGCGCTGCCGATCGAGGCGCGTCAGCCACCCGCGCCGCCCTGGTGCTCTCCCAACTGCTCGATCGCGCTGATGCGAGAGCGGGAGAACTGGCAAAGGCTTATGACCGAGCCCGAATAGCGGGGCAGGCGTGCGAGCGTGTATATGACAAAATTAGCAGTTACCGTTAATATCTAAAGCGACCTAAGCCAGGAAATAACACTTAGGTATGAAGGGCTAGCTGAGAGCTGGATTATGTTGCTTATCGTACTCGAAAGATTTGAGCTGTTTTGAAGGTAATCTTTAAGCTTTGATGTTTTTATTAAATTTACTTTTTCTTCATCAGATCTTTCGCCTTTCGATTTTAAGAGCGACAGTGCATCAATCAAAGCATCCGGCGGTGTGTCTTTAGGTAGAGCAATGTGTTCGAAAAGTGACACAGGCTCACGCTCTTGATATCCAATCTCCCTAGCCGATATTCTTCCTCCGTCGAAAACAACCTCAGTGCCATGCGAAACAGATATTCCAATGTTTGCGCCATCAATGACAACGTTAGTGAACTTTGCAGGCATGGTTAAATCCTTTTAAAGTTTAATTTAATTAAGCTTATTTAATTTCAGTATCAATCGGCTGGATCAGCGCGAGTTCTCTCCACAATTCACAGTAGATCAAGCCAAGGGAATTTGCTCTGACCGCCCGTCAGCTTGCAGTAGGGGTTGCGCAGGAATGGTTGGGTTGAGTCGACGAGCTGCTGCCACCCATCACAGCTTCTGCAGCGGATGTGCGGGAAGGGGTCATCGTGCACAGATCGGAACTTGGTCCAGGTGTCTACGTCACTGGGCTTGGGTGTCAGATTCAGCCATCCCGGCGTGTCGATATCCGCCTCCGTTCTTCTGGAGTAATGATAGTCGCCAGAGCCGTTCCTCGTTGCAGGATTGCAAAGCCCGGCTGGCTGGTGCAAGAATACTGTTCATCTGTACAGTGTTCGAGCCATGCCATGGAAAGCCCATTCCAATCCGAAGCCCTCAACATCTCCCTTGATGACCTGCTGTGCATCCGCGCGCCCGGAACTTATCTGGTTCGCGTGGCCGGGGACAGCATGACCCGCGCGGGGATCTTCGATGGTGATCTGCTGATCGTCGACAAGGGTGCAGAAGTGAAGCAGGGCCAGGTGGTGATCGGCGTGGTGAACCAAGAGCCGATGGTGAAGCGCCTGGATTATGTCCGGGGCATGCCCGTGCTGAGGTCTGAAGGTACGGGCCACCACCGCTTCATCATGGAAGGCGACGAGTTCACCGTTTGGGGCGTCGTCACCCACAGCGTACGCCAGCATGGCGTCGAACCATGAGGTGCCAGGTCACCCGCAGGATGCTACAGGGGAAGCCGATTGATGCGGCCGAGGTACGGGCGCTTCCGCCGGCGGTTGGCGATCTGCGGATCAACGACGAGATGTGCCAGGCCCTGGGCCGGACATCGAAGACGGCCAGTGTCCGAGGGGTGAATTCAATCGGGCCGAGTGAGCTGCCGCTGCTGCATGAGGCGGTGCTGTCATGGATGGCGCCGAACGGGTTCGTTCTGAGCGGCCTGGAGGAAGAGGGAGGTTGCCTCTATGCGCAGTCTTGGTGGTGCAGGAATTTGGGATAGAGTTGGGCAGAACGCCCGAGGAAGGATGCGTGAGGTGCTGCGTGACTTTTGCGTGACTCTCATGAAACCCTGTGAGCACCTATGAGCATTCGGTTGCAGCGAGCGCCAAGGAAAAGTGCCTATTTACAGGGGTTTAGAGCTGTCTGCACGCATGGGGTGCAAGGGGTCGAGTGTTCGAATCACTCCGTCCCGACCATTTATTCCTGAGTAAAATCAGACAATTAAGCCACTTCCTGAAAGTGGCTTTTTTGTGCCTGCGTAAAAAAATGCGCAAAACTATCTCGCAATACCGCTGATATCCAAGTCTGCTTGGACCTCCGACCAGACCACGTCCGCATGGTTTCACTTGCAGGTACGCGTCATCTCTTCGCTGGCGTGGCCGGCGATCTTCTGTCCGTCCTCTCCGGCGAGCTTGTACAGGTGTAGCGACAGAGCAGGGATCTCACTAAAGCCTGGCACTTCCTCTTCCTGCCATTTTCAAAACCTGTTCACCGGAATCTTCAAGCTGCACAACCCGCTCTCATCCGCAGGCGGAAGATTCCCGGCCCGGATGTTCACCTGTATCGCCGGCAACAACAGCGCAGGAACCGACAGGGTGGCATCACGCGCTGTGCGCATGCGCACGAACGACGCCAGATCCGCAGCGTCGCTGACGTGGATGTTCTTCTCCCGCTGCTCGGCCACGGTGGTTGTCCAGCACGCCTCTCTGCCAGCGGGAGGGTAGTCGTGGCACATGTACAGTCGGGTGTGTAGGGGCAGGCTCAGCAGGCGTTTGATCGATCCGTACATTTGTTCGGCATCCCCGCCCGGAAAGTCGCATCGGGCGGTGCCCACATCAGGCATGAACAGCGTATCGCCGACGAGGACATGTGAGTCGTCGACCTGATAGGCGATGTCCGCCGGCGTGTGTCCAGGTACATGCAGAACTTTCACCGGGATCGCGCCGATGTGAAACGTCTCGTCGGCCTCGAACAGCCTGTCGAACTGCGAACCATCGGGCAGGAAACTGGGTTCGAGGTTGTAGATGTCGCGAAACACTTTCTGCACCGCAGTGATCTGCGCACCGATGCCGATCTGGCCGCCAAGTGCATCCCTGAGGTAGGCACTGGCGGAGAGATGATCCGCATGCGCGTGGGTTTCCAGCAGCCACTGCACCTGCAGCCGGTGCTCGTTCACGAACGCGATGATACGGTCTGCGTTGTCGGTGTGGATGCGTCCGGCCTTGGCATCGTAATCCAGCACCGGGTCGACAATCGCGCAAGGTCCTCCCGGAGCCTCGAAAACGACATAGCTCACGGTTGCCGTGGCGGTGTCGTAGAAACCTTCGATCTGCGCAGCCATTGGCAGCCTCCTTCAATGCACGTCATTACACTATATTGAAAGATATACTATCCAATCGTAGACTGTCGATCTTCCACCGTCGGGGCTTGCCATGTCTGCTCAATTGTCTGCCGAGGAAATCGGTCTGCTGCGCGATTCAGCCTCCAAGGCGTGTGCCTTGCTCAAGGCGTTGGCCAATGAGGACCGTCTGTTGTTGCTGTGCCAACTGACGCAGGGCGAGCGCAACGTGGGAGAGTTGGAGGCATTGTCCGGGATCAGGCAGCCGACGTTGTCGCAGCAGTTGGGCGTGCTGCGTGACGAGGGCATGGTCAACACGCGCAGGATGGGTAAGTACATCTACTACTCGTTGGCCAGCTTCGAAGTGGTCTCGTTGATGCAGACGCTGTCGGGCCTGTACTGCGGCCAGGCGCTCAAGAAGTAAGCCTCTGCACCCTCATACAGCGTACATGCCTGGAGTTTGCAATGGAGCAAGTGGTAAAGCGTATAGATGCAGGGTTCTCGGTGGCGGGCCAGCTCGAGCCGGGTGATCTGCCGCAGGTGCGGGCGCAAGGCTTCGCCAGCGTGATCTGCAATCGTCCGGATCAAGAGGGTGGGGCGGAGCAACCCGATCATCTGGCCATGGAGCGCACGGCCCTCGCTTCAGGGTTGGAATTTCACTATCTGCCTGTGGCCAGCTCCGGTGCAACCGATGCGCAGGGTCAAGCGCTGAAGGCACTGCTGGGGCGGCTGCCCAAGCCCATTCTTGCCTACTGCCGTACCGGCAATCGATCCGCCAGACTCTACGAGCTGGCAACCAAGGGCAGCCCTGAAACCCGGCAGTACGAGGTCGTGATCATGGGCGGTGGTTCTGCCGGCATCGCTGCCGCGGCCAGTCTGCTCAAGCGGGATGCGTCGCTACGCGTTGCGATCGTCGAGCCCGCCAGCGAGCATTACTACCAGCCCGCCTGGACGCTCGTGGGCGGGGGCGCCTACAACATCGATGACACCTTGCGTCCAATGGCCAGCGTCATTCCCCAGGGCGCGCACTGGATCAAGGCGTCGGTATCGGCCTTCGCGCCCGGCCGTCAGCGTGTGTTGCTCAGCGATGGTACCGAGCTGGGTTACCAGCAGCTCATCGTCTGCCCCGGCCTGCAGCTGGCCTGGGAGAAAATCGAGGGTCTCGAAGACACCCTTGGCAAGCATGGGGTGACCTCGAACTACCGACACGACCTGGCGCCCTACACCTGGGAACTGGTGCGCGCTCTGCGCAGCGGGAACGTCTTGTTCAGCCAGCCAGCGATGCCGATCAAATGCGCAGGCGCACCGCAGAAGGCGATGTACCTGTCCTGCGATCACTGGCGCAAGGAGGGCGTGCTGAAGTCGATTTCCGTGGAATTCAACCTGGCGGGGCCTGCGTTGTTCGGGGTTGCCACATTCGTCGCCCCGCTGATGAAGTACGTCGAAGCGTACGGCGCAGCACTGGCCTTTCAGTCCAATCTGGTCAAGGTCGATGGTCCCGGCAAGACCGCCTGGTTCGATGTCACGGACGCGCACGGCAATGTGACCCGTGTGCAGAAGCGTTTCGATGTCCTGCACGTCGTGCCACCCCAACAAGCGCCGGATGTGATTCGTCGCAGCGAACTGGCCGACAAGGCAGGCTGGTTCGAGGTCGACCCGGCGACCTTGCAGCATCCGCGCTATCCGGAAATCTTCGCCGCAGGCGATGTCTGCGGCACCAGCAACGCCAAGACTGCTGCGGCAGCCCGCAAGCAGGTTGTGGTGGTTGCAGAAAACCTCATTGCATTGCGCAAGGGCCTTGAACTGCCTCGTCGTTACGACGGTTACGGTTCGTGTCCGCTTACCGTCGAGAAGGGCAAGGTCATATTGGCCGAATTCGGCTACGGCGGGAAACTGCTGCCGACGTTTCCCATGGACCCGACCATACCGCGTAGGTCGGCGTGGTTCCTCAAGGCGCGGTTGCTGCCATGGTTCTATTGGAACGGCATGCTCAAGGGGCGCGAGTGGTTCACCGACTGCGCCTCGAAGTGAGCGGATGCTGACGTTCCTGCTGGGGGCCTGCGTGGGCCTGGTGCTGGGGCTCACCGGCGCAGGTGGTGGCATCCTGGCGATTCCGGCGCTGACTCTGGGGCTGGGTTGGTCGGTGACCCAGGCCACGCCCGTCGCCTTGCTTGCGGTCGGCAGCGCGGCGCTGATCGGCGCGATGCAGGGGCTGCGCCAAGGCCTGGTGCGCTACAAGGCGGCAGCCACCATGGCCGCCGTAGGCTGGTTGGTTGCGCCGCTGGGACTTTACGCCGCCGCGCGAGTCCCTGGCACAGTGCTGATGATCTTGTTCGCCGCAGTCATGCTGGTGGTGGCTTGTCGGATGTACCTGCAGGCCAGGGCAGACAGCGAAGCGCAAGGCACGTTGCAGCGTAACTGCATGCTCGATCCTGCCACGGGCCGACTCGACTGGAATGCCCGCTGCCTGGCCACCCTCGCCTCGATTGGCGCAGCGTCGGGATTTCTGACCGGCCTGTTGGGCGTGGGGGGAGGATTTCTCATCGTCCCCGCCTTTCGAAAGTTCAGCGATGTGCGCATGCACGGTGTGGTCGCCACCTCGTTGATGGTCGTCACGCTGGTCTCGCTGGGCACCTTGGGCCATCTGTTCAGCCAGGGGGTTACGTTTTCATCGGCAGGCGCCTTGTTCACCGTATCGGCACTGGTCGGGATGATTGGTGGTCGCCTTGCGGCGCCGAACCTGCCTGCACGGCTTTTGCAGCAAATGTTTTCTGTGCTCTGCGTCTGCGTGAGCCTGCTGATGCTGGGCAAGGCTTTCCTTGCCATTGGATGAGCGGTCCAGACAGCTAATGCTGCAGTGCTGCCCGAAGGATGCCGCTCGTGCGGGCATGCGCCGGTGCATCATCCGACCCCTGCATGCTTGAAGGAAAAATCCCACAACGCAGGGTTCCCATTTCCCGCAGCCCTCGTTATGCTTCCGCCTACTACTGGATATGCATACAGCTTCAGGGGGCGGTATGGTGGGGCACGTGGAGGCGGCGCACGAGGAGCGCCAAGGATTGACAGGGATGGAGCGCCTGAGCTTGCGCGTGTCCGAAATGATCAATCATCCGATCGCCCAACTTCAGCGATGGGTGACTATTGCCAGGCTGGACAGCGATGGCGACAGGGAATGGCACGAGGTGCTGGGCATACTGGCGGATACCGACGAACTGGAGTTGTCGCACAATGATGACGGTAGCGTAACGGTCCGGTGGGAGGAGCCCGAGAAGAAAGGCCGGCCGGGCGTGGATGAATGGGAGCAGGATAGCCAGGTGGAAACGGATCCCTGGGCCTCCGACTCCAGATCGGCGCCATTCTGAATGTGAATGTACAGATAGCGCCTGCCTTTATTGAGCTTCAGCCGCCCGTCAAACGGGCTGCCCATTCCACACGTACAACACCCGGGCCAGGATGTGCGTATCGTCTACGCGGATTTCTTCCGGGTCGTGATGCTCGTTGTCCGAGATCATCTTGAACCGATCCTTGCCTTTCTTCTGAAGACGCTTCACATAGAGCATCTCATCGTGGGAGAAAAGGTAGATGCCGTCGCCGGTGAACTCGCGAATCGTCACATCCACCAGCAGGGGATCGCGATCCTTGATCGTCGGCGCCATCGACTGGCCCCAGCCGGTGATCATCTTCAGATGAAAGTGCTCCTTGAACCTGACCCCCATCTCGCGAAGGTGCTGCGGGCTGACCCTGATGTCCTGGAGCATTTCCGGGTATTCATGGGGAATCTGCCCGCCACCCATGGCGGCGCGCACGTCGTAATGGGCAATCCACACCTCATCCCCGATCTGGCCAGGGCGCGAGAAATCGACCGTGATGACGTTGTCTCCATGCTCGGCAGTGGCAAGAATCCTTTGCTTCAAGCCTTCCGGCAGTTTGGAAGCGCGCGCCAGCATGTCCTTCACCAGCGCTATGGCCGAAGCCGGCTCGGCCTGTGCTGCCGAGTCCTGGGTCGCGGCAGCATCCAGTGGCGCATAGCCTCTCAATTGATCGGTGCTGATCCGAAAGTGATCGGCGATCGGCCGCACCTGGGTGTCGGTCGGGTTCTTGATTCCCTTGGGGCCGTTGGGCTTGAGTATTCGCGAGATCGTGGGCTGACCGACCTTCGTCAGGGCTGAAAGCCTGGCCTGGTTCAGTCCTTCGCGAGCCATCAGCTCGGCCAGAATTTTATCGATAGTTTTATGCATGAGTGCAATCCTCGCTTCAGGCGGTGCATACATCAAGGATGCACTCTGTTTACAAGTATGCACCAGTGCATTATTGTGTGCATATATTTACAGGGAGAGTCAGTAAATGGCCCGTATCCGCACCGTCAAACCCGAGTTCTGGTCGAGCGAGCAGGTCATGTCCTGCCGCCCATTGGCCCGTCTGCTGTTCATTGGTCTTTGGAATTTCTGCGACGACGGCGGCAACCATCCGCTGTCACCCAGGACGATCAAGGCGCTCGTGTTTCCCGGCGATGACATGACCAGCGATGAGGTCAGCGAACTGTTGGGCGAGCTGGAAGGCGCCCATCTGACGCGTCGCTACACCGTCGAGGGCAAGCAGTACTTGCATGTCATGGGCTGGAAGCATCAGAAGATCGAGAAAAAGAACTTCAGGCATCCGCCTTTTCCCGCGGCGCTCTACGACGAATCGTCGAGCGGTCGTCGACCGCTCGACGCCGGAAGGGAAGGGAATGGAACAGGAGAAGATCAACACAACTCGCTCGGCGCGGGCGTTGAACATCCCCCTGAATCAGTCGATCCCACAGCGGCTTGCCAGATGAGCCTCGAGTGGAAGCCCGACCCGCGCTTGCTGGCCGCCTTCGCCAAACGCATGGGTCTGGCCGAGGCGCTGTTCACGCATGAGGCCATCGGTGCGTTCGTCTGTCACTACGCCGCCTCTGGCCGTTTCGAGACGCCGCTGGCCTGGGTGAGTCTGCTGGTGAAGTGGATCAAGCGCGATGCGGCCACCGGCGCGAGCGTCCATCCGTTCCCGTTGCGCAAGGCCAGCGAGCCTGATTTCGATGACACTTCGTGGGCCGAAGGGCTGATGGTGAAGGCATGAAATCAGTGAATCAGTTGCTGGCATCCGCTCACAATCTGCCTGCGGTCGAGACGGTCCAGGCTGTGCCGGTTTCGGCCGAAACCACCGCAGTCGTCAATGCACTGTTTCGCAAGCTGCGCGGAATCTTCCCGGCCTGGCGCCAGGCGTGGCCATCGACCGAGGCACTGAACGCGGCGAAGGAAGAGTGGATCCAGGGGTTCGCGGCGCAGGGTATCCGTTCGCTGGAGCAGATCGAGTTCGGTATCCAGAACTGCCGCAAGGCGCAGAAGCCGTTCGCACCAAGCGTGGGTGAGTTCATCGCCATGTGCAGGCCAGGCCCCGAATGCCTGGGCATGCCGTCGGCGATGGAGGCGTGGATCGAAGTGCTGATGGGCACTTACAGCCATGAGGGCGTCCATCTGGCGGCCAGGGCCACCGGTTTGTTCGATCTGCGTGGGGCCAGGCCGGACGATAAAGGCCTGCGCCAGCGCTTCGACCGTCACTATGCGGTCATCCTGCTGCGCGCGCAGGCGGGCCGCCCCATGGAAGCCGTGATCCAGATTGACCAGGAGCGGCGCAAGACCAAGCTGCAGCGTGCTGATGAACACGCCGATCGTCAGGTGCAGGCGAGGATGATTCAGCAGGGTATTCCAGCGGACGGTACTCAGGCCCGCGAGCTGCTGATGGCGACAGTGGGCAAGCGGAGCATTTCGTAATGACTGACTGCGGCGAATTCAAGGAGAGCACAGCATGATGCAACTCAACAACGCCCGGTCAGCCTGGCACGACGCTTTGTATAGCCCATGGGACCGCCAAGGTGCGCACTTCGAACAGATCGGCCGTCTGGGCTGCTCGGTGCAAAAGACCGCGAAGTCGATCAACAGCCGGCACGCGATGCACCAGTCGATCTCGGCGCGGATCCAGCAGGCGATCGCAACACTGCCGGGTTATCTGCAGGCCTTTGGCAACCATCTGTACAGTCCGCTCAGCGATATCGATGAGCAAGAAGAGGCGCAGGAGCGCGTGCTGCACATCGCTTATGCCGCCGGCCCGAAGATGACGGCGCGCAAGTTGGAGAAGGCGCGGTATGTGGCTCAAGTGGTGCTGTTGCGCTACAAGCGTCTGAACCAGGGCGGGCAGGGGGAGGGGATCGACCCTCTACCAACAGTGGAGAAGATGCGCGAGTACATTCTGGAAACTTCAGGGGTGCGACTGGTGGGTGATCAGTGGGCCAGGGACTGGGGAAGTTTCGTCGATCGCTGTTTCGATGCCTGCAGCCAACTGGATAAGGCTGCGTTGACGCCCGTTGCAAAAACAATCGCTGCCATGAAAGAAGTTGCTTGATCTTTTGTCGGCGCTCAGGCATCATTTTCCCATCTTGAGCATTTCGTCTTCATAACCTTGCTCCAAGAAAATCACTTTAAAGACCCGACCTAGCGTCGGGTTTTTTTATGCCTGACAGAAACCTGAGAGCCCCGAACATTTCGGGGCTTTCGCGTTTCTGCACTTCGCAAAAATGAAGCGTTGCGTTCGCGGGCGCCGTAACTCGCAAAGGACCCGCCTGCACGCTTGCCACCTCCAATGGCCCAGCCGCGGCGTGCAACGTAGCTGAAATCAAAGGACTTAGCAGATGTTGAAAGACTGCCGATGCGGTAAATGCAAACGACTGCTTGCCCGCATGGGCGAGTTCACTGAGCTCCAGATCAAATGTACCCGCTGCGGGACGTTGAATCATGTGAAGGCCACGAGCCTCGAGCGATCGCCTGTGAGCGACACGAAAGCGGAATCCTCCGCATCAAACTCAACTCAAAGGTGACTTCACATGGCAACTTCCCCAATCGATCTTCACTGGTCCCTGACCACCCCCGAAGCTGACGGCGACTCGGCCAAGACCTACACGCCCTCGCAAGTAGCGGCTATCACCGGCAACAAGTACTTCGAGATCACCGACAGCTACCTGCGGTTCACGGCGCCGGTCAATGGTTTCACCACCGCACGATCCACCAAGACCCGTAGCGAGTTCCGGGAATACAAGCCCGGCACCAATCAGGAGTGGAACTGGGAAGCTACCGGCGGCACCCATGCCATGGGTGCGTCGCTGGTCGTCAACAGTGTTCCCGACAAGGTAGACACGCGAGAAGGCTCGGTATACATCGGCCAGATCCATGTCGACAATGGCGAGAGCCCGCTTTTCAAATTCACCTACGAAAAAGAGCGCGCGCCTGCGACGACTTACAAGGTGGTGGCCTCCTTCCGCGCAGACCCGGCCAAGGATCCTGTCAACAGTGATCTGTTCAAAGGCATCGCGAAGGGTGCCCGGATCCAGTACTACGTCAAAGTCAGTTCGACCGGGGAACTCACCGCCTATGTTCAAGTGGGCGAGGTGCGCGAGAACTTTGCCGGGGATCTGGCGCTGTGGCTGCAACAGAGCACGGCGCCGCTGTTCTACTTCAAGGCCGGTGTCTACAACAACTCCACTGCTACCAGCACCGTGGAGGACGCCAACCAATCCGAAGCGCTGTTTTATAAACTGACCACTACCCACGCCTGACGGTCTTGGAGGTCGCGGATGCTGCTGCCATAACGAAGGCATCCGCGACATCCTTGCGCAACAGCAAGCGTCACACCCTATTTCAGCGAGGCCGGGAGACAACGTGTCTCGACCGGCTCGCAACCCCATCAAACGCTTTTTTGGAAAGAGCGTTTGTATCCCACTTCAAACTTACCGGAGCACTTATGGACCCTAACGACCTCGGCCCGGGCACAGCCGCGTGGCTGGGCGGGACGGGCACCGTATTGCTGGGCGGATTTCTCTGGCTGCGCAAGTTCCTGTCCAGGGATGCCACCGATAGGGCAATGGACAAAGCCGATATCGATACCGTCCGCCGGCTCACGGAATTGCTCGACGCCGAACGCATGGCCCGCAGGGAATCCGACGCCCGCGCCGATCAATTCGCCAAGGAACGCAATGCACTTGCCGCTGCAGTGGGCCGCATGGAAGGCAAGATAGAGGCCCTCACCGGGCAGGTCGCTCAGCTCACGGACAAGGTCACTACGCAAAGTGCCGAGATCGCTCGACTGCGATCACAGCTCGGTGGCTCGGTTTGATGGACACAAGCGCAATGGCGCGTATCGCACCTCACCGCTCACATCTCCTATCCCGCCGCGTGCGGGTTTTTTTTCGTCTGGAGGAACACATGAAGACATCCGCAAAAGGCATCGCTTTGATCAAGTCCGCTGAGGGTTTGAGACTTGAGGCGTATCCGGACCCTGGCACTGGCGGGCCGCCCTGGACGATCGGATACGGCAGTACATCGGGCGTTACCCCTGACAGTGTCATCACCGAGGCCCAGGCTGAGCGAATGCTGGGCGAGGATCTCGTTCGATTCGAGCGGGCTGTGGAGCGGCAGGTGATCGTGCCACTCGACCAAGGGCAATTCGATGCACTGGTGTCGTTCACGTACAACGTCGGCGAAGCCAGCTTTGCCGAATCGACCCTGCTGCATCGGTTGAATGCGGGCGATGCCGCTGGCGCAGCCGAGCAGTTCAGCCGGTGGGTGAGTGCCGGCGGGAAGGTCCTGCCTGGCCTGGTCAGGCGTCGCGCCGCCGAGCGAGCGCTGTTTCTGGGCGTTACGTGATGTCAGGGGTAGCGCAAGTCCGGCTCGTCATCGTGCTGGGGCTGGGCGCCACCGCGCTGTATGGCGCCTACCGCCATGGGGTGACGGCCACCCATGCTGCCAGAGACGCACAGTGGGCGCAGGCCGTGGCCGCCCAGCAGGTCGAACAGGTGCGAGCCGTCCAGGCCGCTCGCGACGATGAGCAACGCTTCCAGCGCGAAGCCAATCAGGTAGGAATCGATGCAAGAAAGGAAATCGCTGCTGCCAATGCCGATGCTGTTGGTCTCGATGCTTCTGGTGACCGCTTGCGCATCCAGGCCGGAACGCTTGCCGCCAACGCTGGTACCTGCGCCAGCACTGCCGGCGCTGCCGACCGAGGCCCGTCAGCCGCCCGCGCCGCCCTGGTGCTCTCCCAATTGCTCGAGCGCGCTGATGCGCGAGCGGGAGACTTGGCGAAGGCTTATGACCGCGCCCGAATAGCCGGTCAGGCGTGCGAGCATGCTTATGATGTGATCAGCGGGCAGCGCGGCGGTCGAGCCCATGATGGCGCCGCTGCGCACGCTCAT